GGAAATTGTATGGAGATTCGATCCGATCAACAAGAGACAAAAAACCCTGATGTAATCAAGTGGAGGGATAGGTGACTTGGGCCAAAAAAGAAAATTTGCAAAGTCTACCGCGCAGCGGTTTAGTTCTTCTACCAGTAATCGTTGGTCATCAGAGTCATTTCAGGCTATGGATTAGTAGGTGCACTAAACAATTCCGTCCGCACCACAGAGGGAGAACAGTCTAACCCAATGACAAATCGCCACTGATCAGAGATCATCCCCGTTTTGAAATCCACAAAAGATGTTGAATAGCTGTGGAAGAGGATCTTCCCGCACTTGAAATTAGCCACCCCCACCATTTTGTATAAAGAATAGGCAGGGTTAATAAATTAATTATATTGATAAAATTACCTTTCGTAGAGGAAGAGTAAGAAGGGAAAAGGGTTAACTACTGCAATATTACTGCAGTCCTGCAAAATGGGGGCTCTGTTTTGGTATAAATCATTGATGTTATTGGTAGCGACATAGTGATTCGAACTCCGGACACTGCGGTTAAATCACGCTGGTTAAAGTTTTTTCCAGTAAGACGGTTCCCTCTTTATTTGGTTAATGCTGATCACTCATCATAATAGAAATCAAATTTTCTTATACAAACACCTATTGTTTGCAGTCGAGCCAGTTGATTCTCTTCTGAGCCTCCTTCGGGTCATCATCCCCTGTTCATATTAATAAAAGCTTCAGATTTGAAAATTTTTTTCCAAATCGTTCGATTTCCTCAGCCAGGAAATATTCAATCGTCTTCACTCCTCTTATACGGAAACCGATCTTCCCTGTAATGGTAACTAAATCCTTATCTCTCACCGGAACACCCAAAGGCAGGGCATTTCGAGTATGATGGGACCATGGGAAATGAATCAGCCCTGTCACGATTTCCTTATGAGCACAAATGGCTTAATCGTCCTTCTCAACAGTCTAACATGACGTGGGATCGGTTCGATTACATCCTAAAGCGGTATCCTCTTCCATCAGCAGTTTGTGGTGCACTCAATTTATCGTTGAGCAGCGAATCCGTAATCTGAGGAGCCGGATGCGGGAAATCTGCATGTCCGAATCTGTGGAGGGGCTGAATGGGTAGCCGCTCAGGTCTACCCGACCAGCACTGGATCAGGAGTCAAGATTTGTTTTGAGATTATCTATCAGGTCAAATCTTGATCGAGGCAGTTAATTTTTGTGCTATTTAATAGCAGATGTGACATCAGTATTTTTTATCTGATTGACAAACCTTTTAATTTCTGACAGTTAGGGTACATTTGTATGAGATGATAAAAATTTATCTCTATTTCCTCCCATCCCGGCAGGCACCCTGGCTCAAAAGCCAATAGGGGCGCCTATTTTTTATGTAGATCTGATAAAGGAACGGAAAGGTCCTCGAAAGATTAGGATATGGAAGTCAAGGTAAATATCCCATTGATTGATAAGATTAGTTCTATTTTCCATAAGACAGCGGAGAGGCCAGCACGCAGAGAGGAGACGACGGAAAGTAGTCTCGATGTCAGTGTGGCATCGTATTACTACAAGCAGGTTCAGTTAGAAAGGACACGGAAGGCAAAGTACGGAGATTATGTGTTGATGGACGAGGAGTATCCTGAAATCAGCACGTGTTTGGGTGGGAATACCCTTATCCAGACAATTGATGGACCTGTTCGCATCAAAGATCTGTGCTCCAGGGGTGATGTTGTCGTTTTTACCTACGATCATTGCTCGAAAAAGATCTGCCTCGCAAAGACCAACGGGGGTGCCGTTAAGACCGGAGAAAACAAGGATGTTTTTGATGTGAGTCTTGATGATGGCCGCATTATAAGGGCGACTGGAAATCACCCGTTTATGATGAGAGATGGGTCTTATAAAAGAGTTGACGAACTGAAACCGTATGATTCACTAATGCCTTTTTATATGAGGATTGGTAGGTCTGGGTATAAACAGGTTTTCCAACCCGATGAGGATTATAACGCTAGGAAAAGGTGGGGGTTTGTGTACCGGTTGTCGGCCCTTTACAAATACGGTTTATACCCAAATAGAGACGTCGCGGTTCATCATATAGATTTCAACAAGCTGAATGACCACCCCGATAACATTGAGGTTCTATCTAAGAATGAACATGGCGATATTCATTTCAGGAATACAAGGAAGAAGCATGGAGGAAAAATTCCAACACATGTTTGGACACAAGAAGAAAGGCTTATTCAATCAACAAGAATGTGTGGGAATTCTTTTGCCAAAGGGAATAGGTTCAGCGATGAGGCCAGAAAATTACTATCTGATCAGAGGACTGGCGTAAAAAAACCAGAAAAGTGGCGGATGGCTTTAGCCGAGGCGAATCAAAGAAGAAAAATCTTTCTGGATAAGTCCCAAATGGCGGAGATATTGAGTAATGGTGGCACTGTTGCTGATGCAGCACGATATTTTAATGTCAGCTACGCCACGGCTAAAAGGAGAAGGGTTGAAATGTTCAGCACTCAGAGGATGGCGCTGAATCATTGTGTTCTAAAGATAGAGTACGCCGGAAAAGAGGATGTCTACGATCTTTCGGTGCCAGGTTATCGTAATTTTGCTTGCGAAGGGTTTTTTGTCCACAATTCCCTTGACCTTTATGCGGATAACGCGACGAAAGACCGGAATGAAGCTGGCGACCCATTCGAGGTCAAGGCGAAGGATATAAGGGTTCAGAATATCATCAACGAGATAATCGAGAGGACGAAAGTTAAGGAGATGATTTGGGATACCGCCAGGGCGATGGCTAAGATGGGCGACGATTTTGATGAAAATGTGGTCAATGATAAAGGCCTGATTGTCCGGTTAAAGAATCTCGAACCATACACGATGTTTAAGAATGTTGATGAGTATGGAAGGGTGAAAGAAAAGCCATACGTCCAAAAGGATGAAATGACTGGGGTTACAGTTGCTGAGTTTGAGCCCTGGCAGATCATCCATTGGAAAAATGGCGGAATGAAGAAGATGTATGGCGAGAGCGTGATGAAGTCGATCCGTCGAGTCTATAAGCAGTTGCAGCTAATGGAAGATGGTATGGTTATTTCCAGGCTGACCAGGTCGCAGTTGAGATATAAGATTCTGGTCGATGTGGAGGGAATGGATAAGGAGGAACGCGAGGACTACATAAAGAAGGTCAAAAACGAGTTCAAGAAGAAGAGGTTAATAAATCCGCTGACAGGGAAACTTGAGACCGCTCAGAATCCCCTCACGGCAGAGGAGGATTTCTATGTTGGGGTAACGAAAGAATCGAAGGCTGATGTAGGAGTTCTCCAGGGGGCTACGAATCTTGGCAATATACGGGACGTTGAGCATTTCCAAACGAAGCTGTTTGCAGGGTTGAAGGTCCCGAAGGCTTTTGTGGGCCTTGAAAAGGACGTGAAGGCAAAGTGTCTTGGTTTGGATACACGAATTCCATGTCTAGACGACAAAATACAGACTCTTAGAGAAATAATTGACGAATATGAAAAAAGTGGATTTCTGCCTTACGTATACTCATGGGATAAAGAAAAGAAAATGATTGTTCCAGGGAAAGTAATATGGGCTGGAGTAACTAAAAGAATGGCAGATGTTGTTGAAGTAAAGTTGGACGATGGGACAAAAATTAGATGCACCCCAGAACACAAATGGTTTCTGTTAGATGGTTCAGTTGCTAATGCTGTTGACCTTAAACGCGGACAACAATTAATGCCGTTGCGAAGGTCCATAAGGAAATCCAAGTCTTACAACGGCTATGAAAAAATATACGATCCTTGGGGTGGTGTAGTTCTAACCCACCAAAGAGTTGCAGAAATTTCCTATGCCGATGAATTATCAAAAATTCCAAGACCAAATATTCATCATGCGGATAGGAATAGGAGGAATAACGACCCAAAAAATTTAATTTTGTTATCTTTTGAAGATCATCTTTCTACTCATAAAACTGATAGATTTAAGAAACTTAATGAATTTAGGAATGAACACGGTCCTTGGAACAAAGGCGTTACAAAGGCGAGTAATGATCCACGTGCTGATAGATATCCGCAGACAACTTTCATAACAAAAGAATGCTTGACATGTGGGACTAAATTCACAGTGCCACTTTCTAGGAAAAAGAAGGTTGTGTGTTCTAGACAGTGTGCTGGGAAAAGAAGCGTTGAGGCTAGGGGTGTTGGCGGAATTAAGAAATTATGTGAAGTATGCGGGAAAGAAATGTTAGTCATGCCTTCCAAACTTGAAAGGAAGAAGTATTGCAGTAAGAGGTGTAAACATATTGGTCAGTTAAAGAGAATAATGGCTGTATGTATATTCTGTGGTGATATATTTTCTACAAAACGATATAGACCGAGAAAGTTTTGTTCAATAAGATGCTCCAACACTTGGGGGAATAAATTCCGTGCAGGGTTGATTCCATTACCAAACCATCGCATAGTAAGCGTCCGTGAAATCAAAGAACCGGAAGATACAGGAGATATAACAGTCGAATCGCTACATAATTTCTTCGTTTGCGATGCGGGGACAGGTGGAGTGCTTGTTCATAATTCAACGATCGTTGAAGAGGACATTCAGTTTGCAAGGACGGTTGGGAGGATTCGGAAGGGCTTAAGAAATGGACTTTCGCAGTTATTTAATTATCATCTCATTCTGCAGGGGATCGTTCCGGTTGAGGGCATGTATCAGATTTTATTCGCACCCATTTCCATGGTTGACGAGATGCGGAAATGGACGATGGAAAAGCTGAAGGCAGAGGTTGCCAAGATATATCGGGTGGACATGCAGATCCTTGGCGATGAGTTCATTCTCCGAAGTTTTCTTGGTCTGTCCGATGAAGAAATTGCAGCCGTATTAAAAGATAAACCTGCACCCCTTACCTCACCATCCCCCAAAAAAGCAACAACGCCGTCACTGAGGGCTGCCGGGGCGACAGGAATGACGACTCCGCAGGTGGGTGGCCTGAACCCTAAAGAGATGGTTTCTAAGAAGGAAGATGGAAGTGACGGATTAGATAGGTCTGATGGTTTTCATATCGTGACGTTGCAGATGATGAATCTGGTAGAGACGTTGCGGGATTTGGTTGATTTGGAGCTTAACTGATGAGTTTGCAATTAGCTTGCAACTTGACAGAAGGCAAATCATTTGGTGGCCGGAGAACGTTTGCCAACGAGAAGGCGATTCTCATGTCCACGCTTGTTAGGTTGATAGGAAGTCTGCGTGCGAATCTGGACAAGAAGATGATTGCACAGGCTGTCTCCGATTACGGTAGCCTAAAGGAAGAGTTTAAGGATGCCCTGTTTGGAATCCTTGGTTCTTATCAAAGAGGAGAAATCACTAATGAGGTGATGGAAGAGATGTGGCGCTCCGAAATCAAGGGCGCATGGGAGAAGGCTTACGGATTGGGAGTAAGGTCTGTTGGGAATCCGTTCGGGATTTGGGAACAGGATAAGACGTGGTTGAAAGGCGCCGAGGCCGAAGAGTTTGGTTATCTCGGTAAGTTCGTTGATGACATTAAGAATAACGAGTTTGTCATGGAGCTTGAAGATCGGCTCTCGATGTATATTGAGACGCTGGATGGGGTTTATTTTCACGGACAGGTGGAAGGTTCCCCTGATTATGTGCGTATAGTATGGCATCTCCGAGATGCAAAACATTGTGATTCTTGTATTCGTGCTGCCGCTGGAAGTCCTTATACTAAGAAGAATTTGCCATTCGTTCCGAAGGATGGCACAACCGAGTGCCTTTCGAATTGTAGGTGTTTTTTAGAGTTTGCCTATGCTGAAGAAAAGCCAGCGCCAGAGATGTACGTCATTAAAGGTCCGAAGCTGGTTGTCCCGCCTCAAGGTTATCGCCTACCGTCTGACAATGAACGTGACAAGCTTGGTCAAATGTCATCCGAGATTGATCGACTTAGAGGAATGATCAGCGCCACAAGTGGTGATCAGAAGAAAGAATTTATAAGGATGCGTCGCGACCTGAACGCCGACATGATTGACTTCATGGAGAAGCACAAGATTTATTATGTGCCGGGCGGTCAGATGCAGAAGGTGAAATTTGTTGAGTCGATCGTCGATGAGGTTAAGAAAGAATTGCTTCTCGAAGGCGGCGCCGGTTCTGGTAACTGGGGCCACAAAGGTCGCCCAGGACATCGTGGTGGCAGTCTGCCTGGAGGTGGCAAAAGTGGAGTTTCCGCACATGAGGTTCCAAGTGTTTCTTCGAGTCGTATGGCGGGTCGCCTAAAACAAAAGGGCATTACCAATTCTGGCGAGGCTATGACATATTTGAAGCGAAAGTATCCCGGACAGCCCGAGGATCGGTATGGTAGGGCGATAACGAAAGCTGGAATGGGTGGCGCTGGCATTGCGGCAAGTCCGAAAGTTGCATCACAAACTGCATCCAAGGTTAGGAATGTTAAAGGACCGGTATCTCCCTCTGCTGCTGGTAAATCGTTGGGAGGAAAATCTGTTGAGACAAGCACGACGACTGCGGAAGGGCTTGGTCCAGTCCCGAAGCATGTAAGCGAAATCATGGCGTTGAAAAGCTCATCAGAAAGGATGCGTGAACTCAAGAAGCTATCGTCGTCTGATGCGATATTCATGGTGGCGGATCTGGATGATAATGTTTCGTCAGAAGCATTGTGGGCTTCGCGGAATGATCAGGTGCATTTAGTTTGGGACGCGGTAGGAAAACACGAACCAGGGCAAGCGGAGTTTCTGAGAAGAAACATTATATACAAGACCGTAGACGAGGGCTTGCTACGTAAGACTAAGGGCGAGGGAGCTGCTGAAAGACTTCGTGCTGTTAATATGTTTGGGAAGGATTATCTTGTAGGCGTTCAGGATTTTGTGGATGGAAAAAGATCGTCTTTACCGGAACTGAGCGATGAAATGAAGGCGGAAATAAAAAAGGTTGGTTCTAAAGGAAAGGACGATCAGGATTTTGCCGAGTTGATGGACCATGCCTTTAGGGCCTCGGATATGGGAACCGTTCATATGTATTTCCGTAAGGAATGGACCAGCGGAAAGACCCCAGAGATAGGTCTTGCCCTTGCTGATCATGCGCGGAAGATTTATGGTGGCAAGATGTATTATCCAAAAGAAGAAGTACTCCGGAGCGCCCACGCCCTGTTTAGTGAGCGCATAACAGGCAACGAAGCACTGGCGATGACCTATATTCGTACTCTTAAAGCGGTTAATAGACAGGTGATGGATGTGGTGTATCCTGGGTCGAATGACTTGACGCTTTATCGCGGGACTGGTGTCGAAGAACTTACGAGCAAAGCGGCCGGAGTGAAGGCTTTGGTGGCGTCAAATCCACTGTCATCGTGGACCACAGAACGAAAGGTCGCAGACGAATTTGGAACGTTTAGTCTTGGCCAAGCTGCTGTTTTAGAGGGCAGAGTGAAACGAGATGATATTCTTGTACATCATACCATGTTTCCGTTTCAGAATCAAAAGGAGTTTGTGGTCATTTCTCCCAAGCCAAGAGAGGTAAGTATAGTTAAAAGGTTTGCAGGACTTGGAAAAGAGTCTAAGAAGAACGTCGAAGAGGCGAAGGCCAGGAAAATGGATTTGGTCGTGATAGATCGCAATGCCGACGATATTTACTGGATGAGAATAGCCAAGACGAAGAAGAAGCTACGTATGCATGAGTCTTTCGGCAAGTTAATAAATGTTATTGCGGGTGAATCAATCCATGCCATACTTGAAGGCGGTCCAGGTAGTGGCAATTGGGGGCACGCAGGTCGCCCTGGACATCGCGGTGGCAGTCTACCCGGTGGCGGCAAGGGTGGAGTTTCCGCACATGAGGTTCCAAGTGTTTCTTCGAGTCGTATGGCGGGTCGCCTAAGACAAAAGGGCATTACCAATTCTGGCGAGGCTATGACATATTTGAAGCGGAAGTATCCCGGACAGCCCGAGGATCGGTATGGTAGGGCGATAACGAAAGCTGGAATGGGTGGCGCTGGCATTGCGGCAAGTCCGAAAGTTGGCCCCGAACTTGGATTGCCGAAGGCAAAAAGTGGAAATAAATTGAGGACTGCCGATGTTTCCAAAGAAAATACAGATATTGCAGGAAAGATCAAAGAGATTAGCGAAAAACATGGTTTCGAAATTAAGTTTGGCGGCTCTTTTCCCAAGGGGAATAACGCGATGGTAAAGTTTTACAATAGTGGAAAGCAAGTCGGAAGGTTGCATTTTAAATTAAGACCTGAGTTTGATGATGTATATTTGGATAGCTTTTTTATGGATAAGGCTTTTCAGAATACTGGACTTGGTGGTGATGTGGTTGAACAAATCGTTAACTATGCGCGTTCTTCAAAAGTGGCAAAGGTATTCCTTTTGGCGAATGGCGGGCTTGATGGAGTTGGACGTTACGCATGGGCCGTAATGGGGTTTGATTATCGTGACCTGCTTGAAGGTAAATCAATTGAAAGTAGATTTAAGAAATGGGCCGAGAAGAAGGGAATCTCTTTGGGCGAAAAGAGTTTCCCGCATTCGTGGGATGTTGCTTCCTATCGGTCTTCTGATGGACGGAAATTGGGGAAGGAGTTTTTCCTGGATTCGAAGAATGTATGGTCCTATCTTGCCGACCTCAATGTTTCAAAAGGCTCTCTTGGATCAGAGGTCTTCAAGAATTTTATATCTAAACGGAAGGTTGCTAATGGGTAAAAATCAAGCGGCTAAATTTTGGGATAAGGATTCAGCGGAGTTTCACCGTGAGTTGCTTGATATTGAGGATGCAATCTTGGATGGGTTGGATCAACTGCCGAAGCGATTCAAAGAAAAGCGAAGAATTGTCAGTGAGGTGTTGGAGAAAGTTAGAGGGGAGTTGTTTTTTGAAGGCGGTCCCGGCTCTGGTAATTTTGGTCACAAGGGACGGCCTGGTCATAGGGGTGGTAGCCTACCAGTTGGCAGGGTGGCCCCCCATGGAGTTGGTGATTGGGCGGTTAGAAGAAAGGTTATGGTTAGCGCCTCCATGAGCGAGAAGAGTAACCTTTATAAAGCTTTAAGTTTGGTGCCAGATAAGCATTTTAAAAAAAGCGGTATCAAGGCGATAACGGTTATGAATAGCCAAAAAGAAGTTAATAAGCTTTATTTTTTGAGGTCTGGTGATAAGAGCCAGAAAGGTTTTGAGTGTGATGCGTTCTATGATCACAATAGCGGCGAAATGGTTTTGTCTCCCAGAAGTAGCCAGGCAACGATTCTCCACGAATTTGCTCATTCAATTCGTGGCGCTGGGATGTGGAAGAAAAAAGTGTGGGATTCGAATGCAAGCACAGGAAGCGTTTCAAATTATGGTAAGACAGATATGGAAGAAGGGTTTGCAGAGGCGTATGCGCATCATGTGTTGGTCGGAAATTTTCTTAAAAGTAAGGCCCCCGGTGTTGCCGCAGTTATGAAGGAGTTTTTTGAAAAATGAAAATGCTATATGGAGTTGACAGCAGTGGGATTAAGGTGGTCACGTTAGTTGTTGATGGTGATGCGGTGAAAATTGATTCGGAATTGCCGAAAATCAATGGTCTTATCGGAAAAGAGTTAAAGAAAAGAGTTGCAAAAAAGATAAAAGGAATTATTGCAGACGGATTTGTTTTGGTTAAACCTGGCGAGCCTGGTTATCCTGATGCAGTAATCGATACGCTTGAGGAAATGGGGTTAGATGTTGTTGGCTGAGTATGCGTTAATCAAAGATTTGGCGTCTGAGATTCTTGAAGGTGGCCCCGGTTCTGGCCATTGGGGGCATAAAGGCCGACCTGGGCATAGGGGCGGTTCGCTGGGTGGAACGGTAAGCGCCCATGGTGTAAGCCAACGGCGGGTCACATCTTCTCAGATGGGAAGATATTTAAGCACAAGGATGCAAAGAGGACGTTATACGGAAATTAGGTCTGCTACAAATAGATTAAGAATGAGGTTCCCGGGGCAGACAGAGGACAGATATGGAAGAGCGTTAAGGAAGGCGGGGTTTAGCTATGACAAGATATTGTCTGTCGTATCGGTAAAGCCCATGCAAGCATTGACCATTTCAAGGACACAACCGCGGTATGCAGTGGCGACTCAAGGATTTTCGAAGCCGATCACTGCTCTGACGACCGCACCAAGAACGGGCAGTGAGGTTGGGGAAGTATGGAACAGATTGAGTGAGACAATCCAATCTGTTGCTCAGGGGCATGGTTTGAACGCTAACGTTTCCGCTAACGCTGGTCAATTTAGCGTTGGATTTCAGAAAGAAGGGAAGAGGGTTGGTAGCGTTAGTTTTAGTTTGGAGCACGTTCGAAGAGCGGGTATATTGATGGGTTCTTTATGGATAAGAACTTTCAAGGAACAGGGTTAGGCGGGAATATTATTAATGCTGTTTTAAAACATGCACAGGCGGCTGGCGTTGAGAAGATTGGTCTCCTTGCGAATGGTGGAGCAGGAATCGGGAGATATGCCTGGGCGATTATGGGGTTTGATTTTAGAGGTTATCGGGCCGATGCAGACATTCTATTCAAGGATTTTCTTAAAGGAAAGGGCGTTGATCCTGGTGATATGACGTTCAAGCATTCGTGGGAGATTGCGGCTTTTGAGCATAATGGTAATAAGCTCGGGAAGGATTATCTGATAAACCATTATGGTTCGTATAATGCCGTGTTTAATTTGACGCCTGGGTCGAAGAGCCTCATGGCGTTTCAGAATTTTATGGCGAGGAGGAAGGTAAGTGAAGCCGGGGAAGTTATTAAAGCTGCGTAAAGATAAGAAGTTTGTAGATAAGGATTCTGCTGAGTTCCATAAGGAGTTGCTGGATAACGAAGATGGAATCCTTGCGGGACTTCGCAAGATCATTTCCATTCCTGAGACAGGGAAGAAGAAGTGAATATGTATTGTGTCATTAAAGACATTGCGAGCGAAACCATAACTGGACTCTTCGAGGGAGGTCCAGGTAGCGGTCATTTTGGTCATAAGGGACGGCCTGGTATGCGTGGTGGGTCGCTGCCCGGAAGAGGCGGCGGTATCTCTGCTCACGTTGCGGGAAATGAGAAGCGAGTTTATTCACGCGAGATGGCAATTAGGATAAGAAGCAAGGGCATTGCCGATCCCGCTCAAGCGCTTTCGTATGTTAAGGGCAAGTATCCTGGGCAGCCTGAAGATCGCTATCAGAGGGCTTTGACGAAGGCTGGATTGAGTGTTGGCAGCGCAGTTGCATCAACGAAGGTTGGACCGAGTGCCAGCAAGGTGGTTTCATCTGTAGGGCTTAAGACTGAGATCCAGATGAAAGTGCAGAAGGATCTTACGACAGGCGCTATCTCAAACGTAAAAAGTCTTGGTGGTGGGGTCACGCCAACCTTTGTCATGGATGTGGATGGACGCAAGGGCGTTTTTAAGACGATGGACAACCGAGCGCGGAAGGAAGTAGCTGCGTACGAGTTCGACAAGATGCTTGGTTTTGGTGTTGTTCCGCCTGTTGTTTACAGAGAAGTGGATGTTGGAAGGGGCAAAGGGAAAGAGAAAGGCAGTGTGATGCACTTTGTTGAAGGGGAGATTGGGTCAAAGCATATTGCTGCGGGGGGAAAGTTTAAGTATCTCGATATGGCGAAGATCACTGCTTTCGATTTTATCATCGGAAACCAGGACAGACATCCAGGGAATTATGTTGTTGACAAGAACGGTAAGACGTGGGCAATCGATAATGCGCTGACGTTCTGGAAGTCTGATAAGATCGTATCGTCAACGATTCCAATGGTGGAAGATAGGCCCATTCCGATGGAAGTTAAGGCTGCCGTCAAGAGATTGCTTTCGAATAGGCCGGCTCTCGAGAAGAGACTGGCTTCGATGATGAGTAACCCGTCTTTTGCGAAAAAGACGTTTGATAGAGCCGCCGAATTGGTAAACATGAAATATTTTCCGAAGGAACGATTTGAGTGGCACAAGCCATGGACTGAAAAGCATGGCTATACACCAGATAAAGTGAAAGGTTTAGTGGAGGGGTTGGGATGGCTGCGAAGGTTGTTTTCTACGAATACGATTTTAAGAAGGACGGCGACGTTGCAGTAGGGTCGATTGTTTGGAATGGTAAGAAAATGATTGCGGTTGGTGAAACGCCGAAGTCGATCCTTGACGAGCTGACCGAATATGGCATCAAGGATTACACGCAACGGAAAGTAAAAAAGTATTTTCCAAAGGATGGCGAAAAATTTTTATCGATGCTGAAATTCCGTTACGGAAATCCTTATTTACGGGCATCTGACGTGACGACCGTGTAGGGGTATTTTTATGTCTGAAAATTACGCAATCGTGAAAGATATTTCCGCTGACATTCTTGCGAGTCTATTTGAGGGCGGGGCTGGCTCGGGTAATTGGGGACATAAGGGCCGCCCCGGAAGAAAAGGTGGGAGCCTTCCTACCAAAGGTAGATCGATTGCGAGGGCGTTGCTGAAGGGCCAGGGGGGTAGCATACGAATTCCTAAACTTAGCGGAAAGCTGTGGAGAGCCGCTCGGACTATGCGAAATGTTGAGGTTGCCACGTCTGGTAATCCAGTAAAGATATTGAAGAGGTTGGCTAATATTTTTGTCGGGCGGAAGATCGTTAGTAAAATTTATCGATAGCGTGGAGGGCAAGATGGGCTTCAGGAAAGAGCATAAGACGCCGGAAGAGAAGAAACAGATTCTGGATGAGACGTTAGTCGCGATTCGGAAGCTTGTAGAGGGCGGAGTGCAAGGCAATATCTCTATGCCGGTTTATGACGGGATTGTTGGAAAGATGAAGTTTGAGCTTTGGTCTGAACCTTTAGAAGTAAAAGCAATATTCAATTTTGGGGGTGAGAAAAATGCCTCTAACAAATTGGCATAGCGGCAGGGTGAAGGATCCGGATGATTTTCTCGATGGTGACAAAACGTGGGCCACGATCGAGATTAAGCCAGGGATTAATCTGATTACCGGAAAGTTGAAGAAAGATGGACCAAATGGTCCGATGACTGCGCAGACGTATCGTTTCAATATGGACAAGTTCACGGTTGCTCAGGCGAAGGCATGGCTCAAAAAGCATAAGATTAAGCCGATTTCGTTTGAGCCTGGGAAGGCTGAAAAAAAAGAAGTGAAGGAGACTACGATGATTGCCAACATTGCCCCAAGAGTGACTGAAAAATGTTGGGGGTCAGTGATGGTAAAAAGGAGGAAAAAAATGGGTATTGCGGAGCAAAAAGTAGTAGCTGCGTCAAACGGTAGCCTTTATAACATGAAAGGTAGCTTCGAAGATCTGAGAGATAAGATTCGTAAGGCTCTGGTTGATAGCCAGCTTTATGGAAAGTACCCTGAAATCGTGTCAACATTTCCCAAAAAGGTTTTTGTTTCCTCAGACGATCGTGAAATTCCTGGCCGACATTTTGAGATTGAGTGGCGTCTCGAGGGAGATGAAGTAAAACTTGGCGTTGCCACAGAACTTGAGAAGCAAGTGAAGTTCCTTGTAAAGGAGTGGGCGGAAGAGATTAAGGGTGGGTTGTTTATTGTCTAATCGGAGGTGCGAAATGGTCAATCAAGAGTTTGTTAAGAGCATTGTCTCTGAGGTTAAGGCGAGCCTTTTTGAAGGCGGTGCGGGTTCGGGTAACTGGGGACATAAGGGCAGGCCTGGGCATAGAGGCGGTTCGTTAGGTGGCGGCGGAAAGGGTGGTGGCAGCGAAGCGCGGGCATCCATAAGTAATATTGCAAAGCGATATGGTCTACAGTTAATACATTTGGAGCCAAAGTATGGCCATGCAATAGCCGAGGCAAGAACTTTTATTTCGAAGGAAAAAGCCGAGAAGTTAGATAGACAAATTTCAAGCTATTTAAAAAGTAGGGGATTTAAAGAAATCTCACGAAGTGGGGGAGTTAATAAATTTGGTTTTTTGGAATCTACTTTTAAAACTCCCGAGGGTAAAATTTCAATCAGTGGTGCGAAATTTCGGGACAAAATGACATTTAGTGTCGATTATACGCATGGGCCAGGTGCAAAGAAGGCAGGCAAGGAAACAGACGTGATGATGAGTAAAGCAATAAAGGCTGCTGGCATCTCTGCCCATATGGTCAAGCCCGGTGTCCATGCCAGCACGTTCTACGATAAATCTGGTGGCCTGAAGACGTCCGAATATAAAAAGCTGACTGACAATCAAAAGGTCGCTGTTCTGAAACATGGGATTCAGAAGTACAAAGAGAACTATGTCCCGAAGGCCAAACAGGCTGGTATGTCTTCATTTGCTCTAAAGACTAACAGGCAAGTTGGCGCCCTTGAGGGGATGAGAAGGGCAGCCATTACTAAGGCTAAGGGGCTTTCGGGGAAAGAAAATCGTGCAGCCATGCATGTTGCAATCAGCTTGCAACAGAGGGCCAAGGATTTAGCTGGTGTTGTTAAAGCCAGTGGGCGCAGGTGGGTTGCGACAATGTAAGGGCGTCCTAGTGAGGCTGTCGTATTTGGCATAAAGTAGAAAGAAAGGAGGTAAGCTATGAGCATTTTAGATGACATTCTAAAAATGGTTGACGATTCTGAGGAGTTTACCGACAGCGAGAAGAAGTCTATCAAGGCTGAGTGTAAGGAAGCCTACGACATGGAGATGGGGGGTGAATGAGCTTCGAAAGTGCCATTGAATTTAGCCTGAAATGGGAGGGTGGGTACTCCAACAATCCGAGCGACCCCGGAGGAGAGACGAAGTACGGAATCTCAAAGAGGGCACACCCAGATGTGGATATTAAGAACCTGACCCTGGATGATGCCAAAGAAATTTATAGGAAAGAGTACTGGGATGCTACTGGATGCGGTAATCTTCCCGAGCCGCTTGATATGGTGGTTTTCGATACGGCGGTAAATATGGGGACGGGACGGGCTAATGTTCTTCTCGCTGATGCAAAAGGATGGCAGGATTATATATTTTTCAGACTTGAGAGGTATATGTCGCTTAAGAAACAGTACCCTCAGTTTATTTTTGGCTGGATCAATAGGGTTATGGATTTGTGGAGGGCAGCCAGGGAGATGGATCTATGAAGAAACTGGAAATCATAAAAGATGGTGCCATCCAGGGGTGGGCTGTGAGCTTTGTTTTTACTGCTATGACAATGATCCTGCTTCTCGCTGGTTTCTTTAACGAAACGATTAGGAGTTGTTGGAAGGATCTTGGTGGCAACTACTCTACCCTTTACTTAGGGTCAATGGGGATATGGCTTGGTTACAGAGGCTTCAAGTCCTACACAGAGTATAACTACAGGAGGTACGGAGAGGGAGACGCATCTTCGGGTTCGGCAAAATTTCCATAAGGAGGATTCGCATGAGGACGATTATATTGATTGTGGTTTCGTTTGCTGCCGGCGTATATGTTCATAAATACAAGGAGCAGCTTAAGGTTTCATTTGGAAAGCTGTGGGATAAGATTTTCCACAAGAAAACAGGGGTACAGTGATGCTCTTGAAGTGGAAGTTAATAATTGGAGCGGTAATAGCCGTCATTTTGATAGGTGGTGGCTATTATCTTGGGAGTGGTGGAGTGTCGACGAGGGATCTTGAAAAAAAGTTGGAAGAGGCCAAGGCAACCGTTCAGCAATTAATGGGTGAACGTGATTCGCTTGAGACGATTTGGCAAACTAAAGAGAAAGATTATAAGGGTCAAATCAATAGCCTGAACGATAGGCTAAAAAAGAAACAAAAGGAGGTCAGCATCCTTGAAACGAGGATTGCCCAATATAAGAAGGAGAGGGAAGCTATCGTTGTTCCCGATTCTGTTGATGGCATTGTTACTGAGTTTCGCAAGAGTGGCATCAAGTCAGCCACTGTCTCCCCCAAGCCCCGTTGAGTATGGGGTTTGGACTGATCAGCGCGACTCGGGTGAACTCTTTCAAACGTGGAAAGAGGCTCCGTTATTGCGAAAAGAGAACGCCGATCTAAGGGAAGAGGTAACGAATCTCAAGGAGCAGCTAAAGATGAAGGATTCGCTTCTGGAGATTAGCGAGGAGAGAAGGAAGATCCAGGTTGAGCGGACGGAGTTTTATCAAGAGATGGCGAAGGCAGAAGAGAGGCTGGCTGATCGATATTCCGAACAGAATGAGAAGCTTCGGAAGCAGTTGGACAAAAAGGTGTTTTGGGAAAAGGTTGGCCTGGTTGGGACCGTGATTCTTGGTGTTGCAATTGGGCTGGCGTTTTAGGAATTTTTTTGTTCATAGAATACGCTTTTGCGTATCAAACTTAACTTAAAAGGAGGTAAAGAACATGGCTAATCAACTTTATGGTAAAGGAAGAAACAAGTTTGCACAAGGTGATATTCATTGGAAGGCAACCGGTGGAGACACGATTAAAGTGATACTGGTTGATGCTGCTGATTACACAGTGTTGATCGATACGCACGAATTTCTATCTGATGTCCCGGCATTAGCGAGAGTGGCGATTGCTGCACTGACACTTCTGGACCCGGCGTTAGGAGTCGTAGATGCTAATGATGTGACCTTTCCTGCGGTGACAGGTGATCCATCTGAAGCATTGGTCATCTATAAAGATACCGGGGTTGAGGCTACATCGCCTCTGATCGCTTATATCGACACTGCAACTGGGTTGCCCGTGACTCCGAATGGCGGAGACATAACAGTGCAATGGGATAACGCGGCCAATAAGATTTTCAAGTTATAAGAACAACAGAAGTTCAAAGTCACATGAGCGTGTCTATCACAAGAACGGTAAGCGTGATAGCAACCGTCCCGAGAATTTGGAGTTTTGGAACACCGGACACAAGGACCTGCAAGGGATAGGAGTGTCCGATGTTCCGCTCTAAATTTGTCCAACTTACACGTGTCATTTCGGGCATTATGGGAATTTAGAAGGGTAGCGTAATGGAAAGAGAAAGTTTTTGTACTATGTGTGGAATGTGTTGTTGGGATTGGAAAGGGAATAACCCACAAGATAAATGTGAGCACTTGGCTGAAGACATGAAGACCTGTTTGATTTATGGTAAGAGAGCAGAATTTGGTCGCCCAGAATGTGACATCCCAATGCAACTGCACCAAGCATGTGATCTACCGGAGATTTGTGGCTATGTGGTCCAATGGCGTAAAGAGGGATTGATTTGAGTTGAAAATAGATTGAATCTAAAGGAGGTGATTGGAATGTGGGTTAAAGCGAGAGTTAATGATCCGTCATATAGTTACTCGAATTTAATTAACCTTGATAATGTCGTGAGGTTTTACATGGTAGGGGACGACACGCCCAATCAAGGGGATCAGATAAGAATAGTATTTCAATTAGTTGGCGGCTCAGAGTTTGTTGCTCAGAGAGGATTTGGAACGCCTGAGTCTTCCGCACAGCTTATTGAGGGTTATAATCAATTGAAAACTTGGTTGAATAAGGGAGCACATGGTATTTTTAACCTTAATGAATACCAAAAAATTGGGGAAAACATCGTTCCATAATGATTTATTATTTATCAGACACAGACATATCTGGATATGCTTTAACGTATGAACAGTTGGCCGAATCCGCTCCCGCCAGCTTAGATGAAGCTCAGGGTTGGACTGTTGACAAAAAAACTTATCTCGCCTCACCTTACAAGCCTGATACACAACAAGCTTACGCTACTTTTGTTACTGAGCCAACCGCTTTTGGAGCATTGGGGTATCGGTCAATTAATGCACTCCAGGGGAAGTTTAGCGCCGGAAACTGGGTGCTTGCGTTTAAAGTTAAATGCGACAATTACTATGCTCAAAAAGGATATATCAAATTTAGATTGTGGAAAAGCACAAATGCGGATGGCTCAGGTGCGACGCAGCTAACTCCTGGGTGGCGGTCATCAACACAAATTGGCTTCACTGCAGCCAATCAGTATCAGACAGGGACAATTACATGGAATAGCGCTTCTGAAATTATATTAAGCAACGAGTATCTATTTCTTGAAATTGAGTGGTATGCGGAAGTTTCGGGTGGTAACAATGCTGCGGATGTCTATTGGGTTCACAATGAAGGGATTGCCGAGAAGATCGATACCCCTACCTGGACAGCAGGCATTTATCTACTTCCATCAGGGATAGCAAGCGCTGAGGCATTTGGTGGCCTTACAATTCAGGGCGGCGGTTTAGGTCCTGGCGGCAACGATATCTTAACTAAATCTCTTCTTCATTTGAATGGAGCCGATGGCTCAACGAATTTTATTGACGATGGGATAGGCGGCTCACATACATGGACACCCTATGGTAATGCCCAAATCGATACAGCACAATCTGAGTTTGGTGGAGCAAGCGCATTATTTGATGGGACGGGGGACTGGATTGATACTCCGGACTCTGATGATTTTGATGTGCTATCCGGAGATTTTACTGTAGATTTTTGGATAAAGCGTGGAGCATTCGGAACGGTACAGTATGTAACTGGACAGAGCGGGAGTTCGTACCCAGATAGCGCACCTTTCTGGTTGTTCTTTTCTGCTGATAATAAATTCAATTTTTGGGCACTAAATACAGAATCCGGTTATTATGAACTTGCATCAGACGTTGCAATTACCGATAGCTTGTGGCACCACATCGCCTGTGTGAGAGATGGAACAAATCTTAAAATATTTATAGATGGAGTTCAACGTGGTTTGATGGGTGTTGGTGGCTACACCTTAATCAGTTCTAATTATAAGTTCTCTGTTGGAAGGACAGGGGAATACGCTTCTAATCCCCTTAATGGTTGGATAGATGAATTCAGATTTTCCAAAGGAATAGCAAGATGGACTTCTGGTTTTACTCCACCAACGCAAGAATATTACTCCTCTTTTATATATCCATCAGGAATAACAAGCGCCGAGGCGTTCGGCAATCCTACAGTCCAGCTTAGTGGCGCTACAATAATTCCTTCAGGGATTAGTTCTACTGAGGCTTTCGGCGCCGCCACGATTCAAGCGGGTGCTTTGACGATTTATCCTTCTGGCATTGCGTCTGCCGAATCATTCGGGTCTGCAAAGCTGATTTTAAAGGTTGTTCCTTCTGGTATCTCTACATCAGAGGTTTTTGGTTCAGCGACGATCCAGCCAGGTTCAGTAACATTGTTGCCAACCAGTGTTGGAAGCGCAGAGGTTTTTGGCGCTGCCACAGTCCAGCCTGGTTCGGTATCGATTCTTCCTTCCGGGATAGGTTCTGTTGAGACATTTGGTTCTGCGAAACTGAATTTAATTCTTTTCCCTTCGGGTATTTCAACTGGAGAGCTTTTCGGCACAGCTTCGGTTTTGCCTGGATCTGTTAATGTTTTACCAACGGGTATCGTTAGTGCTGAGCAGCTTGGTTCAGTTTCGGTTTTGCCTGGCACCGTGATAATACTACCTTCTGGGGTAGGTTCGGGTGAAGCATTTGGCGCTTCCAAAATTCAGATGTTTATTATTGGGTCTGGTATTGGAAGTGGGGAGAGTTTTGGGTCTCCGAAGTTAAATCTTCAGATTGTTGCTTCTGGAATCAGTTCCCAGGAAGCCTTTGGGAATGCGAATGTTTATTTGGGTGGGGTTGCTCAATTTATTCAACCGTCAGGCGTAGCGACCGCTGAAGCATTTGGAACGCATCAGTTGAATTTGAAGATTGTGCCGTCCGGGATAGCGGGCGTCGAAGTGTTTGGAACGGTCGTTGTTTTGCCTGGTGCGGTGACGGTTATCCCTGTCAGCATTACAAGTGGTGAGGCGTTTGGGTCTGCAAAGGTCAACCTGAAGATAATCCCGATTGGTGTTGATAGCACTGAGGTATTTGGTAGTGCAGTGATCCAGCTCGGCGCTGTTAGTGTTTATCCTTCCAGTATTTCTTCTGAGGAAGGCTTTGGCACCGCGAAGCTTGCCTTAAATATCCTGCCCGTAGAAATTAGTTCATTAGAAGTTTTTGGAACAGCCAAAGTTAACTTGACGATTTTCCCGGTTGCTATCGATTCGGCAGAAGCATTTGGCTCTGCAAAGCTAACACTTTTTGTTTTGGTTACAGGGATAGCCACTACTGAGGCATTCGGTAATCCTACCATCGAGGGTGGTGCGGTTACGATTCTTCCGTCTGCGATAGTTTCTGGGGAAATATTTGGCTCTGCCAATATTCAACCGGGTGCAGTGTCGATCTTGCCCTCTGCGATTGGGTCAAGTGAAGTATTTGGGACATTAATGATCCAGATGTTCATTGTGGCGTCTGGTATCGGGACGCAGGAAGCGTTTGGGTCAGCGAAGCTAAATCTTCAGGTTGTTGTCCCTGAAATCGGTTCCCAAGAAGCGTTTGGGAATCCGACGATCCAAATAGGTGGTGCTGAGCAGTTTATCCAGCCGTCTGGTATAGGGAGCGCCGAGGTGTTCGGAAATGCGGCTGTCCAAACTGGTGCCGTGACGATTCTACCAACAGGGATTGCGTCTGTAGAAGCTTTCGGTAATGCAAGATTGTGTGTTTACGTAGTAGCTGTTGGCATATCGTCTGAAGAAGCGTTTGGAAGTGCCAGGTTTGTTTTTATCATTCACGTAACCGCAATTTCGAGCAGTGAGATTTTTGGCGCCCCACAGATTTTTGTTGGAGAAGTTTTTATTTATGCACAGGGGATTGCCAGCCAAGAGGCTTTTGGGCAGCCTGCTTTAAAATTGTTGATTGTTCCTGCTGGGATCAGTTCTGGAGAAACGTTTGGTGTTAACAAGATTGTTGGATATATTCACGTAGTTGGAATAGAAAGTATGGAGTTATTTGGCCTTCCTGTGCTGGGAGGAGAGGGTTGGTTCGTTCCTATAGGTATCGAAACCGGAGAGATGTTTGGATTTGGTCGAGTTGGATGGAATCCTACGAACTTATTTAGCCATAGACTCGTGGCGGTGCTTATGACTGGCATGAACAGAGCGGTGCTAATGAATGATGGGAAAGTAAAGGTGGACATTAAAAAGGCTGCGTAGGAGGTAGGTGATGGCTGATTTTTATGTCAAGCGTGGCGATAGGCTACCGAATTTGCAGGCGACGCTAAAAAATGTAGACGGTTCTGTTGTTGATCTGACTGGTGCGAACGTGAGATTTAATATGTTCCCGGTTGGGAGCGCGGTTGCGAAGGTGAACAGTGGTGCGTCGATCGAGGGAGCACTGACCAATGGTAATGTTTATTATTCTTGGCAGGCTGGTGATACTGATATATGTGGAGAGTTTTACGGGGAATTTGAGGTCGAGTTTAATAGCGGATTGAAGGAGACGTTCCCGAACCAGGGCTACATAAAGATTCTGATTAGTGCTGATCTCAATTAAGAAGGGAGGTGATTGGAAGTGGAGAAGGAATTATTGATCGAGACGATGCCGGTTGCCTTTACCATTCTCGAAGAAGCTTCTGCAAAAAATGGTGGAAGAATGCGGGTGAAAGGAATTTTTACCGTTGCAGACGAAATAAATGGTAATGGGCGTGTGTATCGTGAGTATATTCTTGACCGCGAGATCGAGAAGCTGAAACCTATGATGGCGGAGAATAGCGTTTATGGTGAAGCTGATCATCCAGGAGACGGGAAATCAACGATCAAGAATACCGCTGCCATGCTGACTGGAATTGAGAAAGGGGTGCTTGATGGGAGAAAGGTTTATTTTGGAGAGGCGACCATTTTAAATACCGAGCCTGGCGGAAAAAATTTGCAGGAGATTATTCGAGCTGGCGGCAAGATTGGACTTTCGAGCAGAGCCTTTGGTTCTGTTCTAAAGGGCAATTGGCAAGGGAAGATGGCGGACATTGTTCAAGAGGATTTGACGCTAAAGACGTTTGATTTTGTGATTGGGCAGTCGACGAAGGATGCCGTGGTCACTCAAGTTACTGAGCAGGTGGAAGTGGTAAACATTTTAGAATGCGGTCCATGTGATGGCTGCAAGCAGGAAGTCTGTGAAACACAAAAAACGAAAGGAGGTTCATCGAGTATGGAAATTAAAAACGTTGAGGAGTTGAAGAAGGCATATCCCGAACTTTGTGAACAGCTTGCCAAAGAGGCTATGGAGCAGAAGGAAAAGGAAGTCAAAGAGATCCTTCAGAAGGAGTTTGATTCTCGAATCCTGAAAGAAGTCGAAGCCAAGGAAGAGGAAATTAAAAAGGAAGTCATCGAAGAGATTAAGAGCTCCGATGATTTTCAGGCCATGATTGGCACATTTACGGAAATTGGGAAGCTGATCAAGCCCTACGTCTCCGAGAGCGCAGGTGAGGATGACGAAGATGATTCCGAAGAGAAGGTTGCCGCTATGGAAAGCGAGATCGAGACATTGAAGGGAGAGAATAAGGTTCTTAAAGAGCAAATCGAGTATGAGAAGAAGGCCGCTGAGACGAAAGAGAAGGTAAAGAAGAAAATCGAGGAGGTCACGGCCGGCAAAGAGCACGAGAAGATTCTGGTTGAAAGGCTCAGTTCCTGCAAGACCGTTGAAGAAGTCGACACGAAGGTGGTAGAAGAAGAGGCATATATCAAGAAGCTTCTCGACCAGAGGAGGCCTGATGATCAGGAAAAGGGAAGAGGAAAGGTCTTGAACGAGGATAAGCAGGAAGAGGTTTTGACCTCTGAGCAGAAGCGTCAGAGGGCTCTTGCTGGAATTCTTGAGAAGGGTGCCAGCGCCTAAATAACAGCGCAGGTTTAACAGGCAAGACGACGAAGAAGAAAAGCCTGGGAATGTCCCTCACGTTGGGGACTGCTCAGGCTTTTTTACCCTTTTTAACCACGCATAAGCGTAAAAACTTTTGAGAAAGGAGGAATTTCCAATATGGACCCAAGAAAATATTTGATTGAAGAGAATGCCGAGAGGCAAAAGAAATGGACTTATCTGACCGAAGGTTTGGATACAGAGAAGCGCCTTCAATGTGAGGTCCTTCTGGATAATATGCAGAGGGCGTTGAGTGAGACATCTTTCATGACTAACGTGGGGCCATTTACAACGTTCGCATTCCCCATGATCCGGAGAATCTTTCCCAAGCTGATTGCACAGACCCTCTGCTCTGTCCAGCCGATGACGCAACCAACCGGGAAGGTATTCTTCCTTGATTTCAAATATGGAACCGCAAAGGGGTCAATCACAGCAGGTGACAGGCTCGATCAGAAAGGTAACGCGGCGAAGAATTATGCAGACAGAACTCCTGAGACGGGGGAGGTTGCTGAAGTCAATTTCGATATTTCGTCTGTAGCCGTGGATGCCGAGGAAAAGGCGCTCAAGGCGAAATGGACGATCGAAGCCCAGCAGGACCTGAAGGCTTACCATGGGCTGAATGCTGAGGATGAACTGATGATCGTCCTCTCAGATGAAATTATCAGAGAAGTTGACATGATCCTCATCGATGATATGGTTACGAACGCCACCGCGGGGAATGTGAACTGGAATATCAATGCTCCTGCTGAAGCTCCTTGGACGAATCTCGACCCGAAGGTCTATAAGGCAACCTTGTATGACGCCATCGTGGATGGAAACAACATGATTTTCAAGAAGAGATATCGGAACGCCACCTGGATCGTGGCTGATTCCGATGTCTGCACCCGTCTTGAGAAGCTGGAAGGGTTCAAGCTCGAAGAGACGGTGGATGATGCAGTCTTCAATATCGGCATCCATAGGTTCGGCGTTCTGAAGAATCGGTTCGTTGTCTATAAACACCCCTGGTTCCAGGGAAACAAGATGCTTCTCGGCTTCAAGGGCGCTTCCTGGCTTGATACGGGGTATGTCTATGCTCCGTACATCCCCTTGTATACGACTCCGCTCTTGATCGATCCAAACACGATGCAGCCTGTAAGGGGCATGATGAGCCGGTTTGCAAAGAAGTGCGTGAACGGCGACTGTTTCGCAACGGTAACATTGATCTCATCGTAAGATAATCCCCCCGAGCAGGGTGGGCTGTGGGTTGCAATTGATTGCAGCTCGCCCTGCTCCCTTATCTTGGGTGTGGAGGTAACGATGAGATTCAATGCGTCAAAGTTAGTAGAAGTATTTTATCGGTTCCCAAGCATGGAGCCGGTAACCGTGTTTCCACGTTTTTGTTTTGACGATGAGGCAGTGGCATCCATTCATCTGCCGAGTCTTTCCGATGGGGTGCGCCTTGATGAATTCATGCGGCGGAATCCAGATGCCACCATTTGTCTGTGGAGAACCTACGCGCTCGGCGACATTCTCGTTTTAACTCCCCTTATCAATTCGTTGAAAGAAGCCTATCCGGAGAGCAAGGTGGTGCTTGCTACCGCTGATGGGTTTTTGAGCCTTTTTAAGTATTGGGATTTGGTGAAGACGATCGGGAAAAATAGCGTCCAGTTCCAGCGTTATGACGTCGGGTATTATCTGGATGGCGTCGTTGAAAAGGACCACGCCGGGGATGCCTATAGCTATAAACACAGGTTGGATATTAACTGCGATTTTGTCGGTTGGCCTGTTCCGAAGGAACCAATCTTTTCGCTCCCGTACAGTGATGTCGAAAAAAACTGGGCAAAAACGATCGTTGAGACGCGTAGGGAAAATGGAAGGCCTGTCGCTGTTATGCAACTATCTGGAGCGATGTGGTTTAATAGTTTTCCTTTAGAGAAGGTAATAAGGATAGCCGACGAACTGTCGAAGGTTTGTTCGGTGGTTATGATCCACAATTTCAAGCAAGACATTAAAGTAAAAGGTATTTGCAATCTTGCCGGACAGACGACCTTCCATGAAGCTGCTGCGCTTATAGACAGCGCTGACGTTGCCATAACGATGGATAGTGGTGCTTTATGGATTGCCCACTGCACAAAGACTCCGATTATTGCCATGTTTGGACATACGAGGGCTAAAGAGAAGATGGCTCATCATAGAAATTATCACTCGATCGACCTGGCAGAGATGGTTGGCTGTGAGTCTTGCTTTGGAAGACAGACCCGGTGTAAAGGAACCGTTGATTGCCTAAGGAAGTCGGACACAGAGAGAATTATTCAGGAGATAAAAACAGGACTTTCGAGGCTCGTGTTTTCGTAGTGGAGATGAAAATTGTGTCCATCTGAATCAAGCAAATGCAGAGAAAGGCTTAAAGAGTTTTGTGCCGGCGATGGATTGGACATAGGATTTGGGGGAGACCCGATTGTGCCAGGTGCAATTACAGTAGATTTGGATATTCCCTATGCCAAAATGGGAGATAGTGCACAGAATCTCCACGGAGATGCCAGGAATTTATATTGGTTCAAAGATGGGGTGCTGGACTATGTTTATTCGTCCCATCTGCTTGAAGATTTTCCAGAAGGAGAGACTGGCCCTGTATTAATGGAATGGCTAAGGGTTATCAAGCCGGGTGGGTTTTTGATCCTGTATTGTCCTGATGAACAGAAGTATAGAGATCACTGTAGATTGACGGGGCAGGGTTATAACAAGGCGCACAAGGTTTCAAATTTCAGCTTGGATTACGTAAAGCGGGTACTTTCATCCCTGGGCGTTTCGTGTGTAGTTGTTTATGAAAGTGCTCACGTGGATAAGTACAGTTTTGAGATTGTGATAAGGAGAACGTGATGAATGAGATTGATCATAGCGAGTTTGGAGAAGGAAATTTTCTGAGAAAGTACTTTGACGGAGTGGCCCCGAAATACAAATTGTTTGTCGATGTGGGGGCTTTTGGAATTGAGCTGTCAAATACTTACGACTTGATTGTGTCCGACAATTGGGGAGGTCTTTTAATTGAGCCAATGCCAATTGAAGTTTTTTGGAATCCGTTGAGAGAGGCAGTGAAAGAAAGAAAAAACATCAAGATCCTGAATATTGCGATAGCCGACTCGAGGGGAGTTGCGACAGGATATATACACGAAACGCCAGGACAGAGTTCCTTAGTTTTTGAGCAAGAATCCCAGGGGAAAAAAGAGATTGTGACGAGAACATTGCCCGATGTTCTGGATGAGGAACGGGTTCCGATCGATTTTGACTTGCTGTCTGTAGACACGGAAGGACTGGATTACAGGATAATAAAAAACCTTCTCGAGGGGAGCAGTTATAGACCGAGAGTAATTGTGGTTGAGAGGGAAAGGCCGCTTTGGGAGCATTATCAAATTGATGTTGCCCAACGGGAAGAGACCATTGAGTATGGAGAAATCTTTGGCAGGTTTGGATATGTGCAAGTATTTGAGACGTATGGAAATAAAATCTTCTCAAGGAGGTAAGCAAAATGGCGACGAAGACAAGAGTTTTTAAGAACGAGACGAAAATCACCCAGGTGTTTTATGACAGACACTTTAATCCGATTCAATTAAAGGCCGGAGAAAGTTACGTCGAAGATATGAGCGGGATATTGGATGTAAGGGCTCTTATCAATAAGGAGAAGGAGCGGGCCAGGCTTTTGGCTGACGTCGATGAAGGGAAGAAGATCCGTAGAAAGCTTGCCCAAGTTAGGGTCGCTTCAAGCCTTGAGGATTTGGATAAGCTTGGGCAAGAGGAAACGAATCAGGATGTGCTCGATGCAATCCTTGTGAAAGAGAAGGAGATGTTAAATGGCAATAACCATTGATGAATCCAAATTTGAAGAGTTAAGGGATAAGCTTAGAAGGCAGATTGGGAATCCTACGCTGACGCAATTTAATGAGGAGCAGGCTAACGATGCTATCGAGAGCGCTATCAGGGAATTCTCAAAATATAAGCCAATTAAGGTCCTAGACTCGCTTATGACAACGAAAGACGTAGCGACGTATGACTTGTCTGCTAAGGAACGGATTATCAAGGTGAAGGATGTTTTTTACTCGGTTAATTGTGAGTTTGTTTCAGAGGAGCATTGGCCCGAGACTGCTTCGTTGGGAAGGCTTGAAGGGTTAAGCCTTTTTGAAAATCCGTCACTCTGGACGCAGTATATACAACGTCTGGAACAGTATAAACGGATGTTCGAAGGTGATTTTGAGTACAGTCAGTCAGAGAAGATTTTGACATTGATTCCAGCGCCATCACAGGTGCAGAAAGTTTATTTTCTTTGGACGAAGCGCCATACGGCGTCGAGTATCCCTGAAGATGAGGTTGATACTGTCCTTCTGTGGGCTAAGGGCGAAGCCAAAGAGATGATGGCAAGCAAAAAAGGAAATGAGATTCAGTCCGTTTCTGGATATGGAGAGTCAGTGTCGTTTGGCGCAACGTCTGATTCGCTAATGAAAGAAGCTCAGAATTTTAAGGAGCGGTTCGAGAAGAAATTTAGCGGGTCTGTTTTTATAGTGGGGTAGGCCATGGGGAAAGTTCCCGAAACGAACGATGGGCTGAGCGAAGAACAAGCGATTGAAGTTGGGACGTTGCTCAGAAGAGGCTGGGACGTATTGAGGAGCATTCAGTTTAATAAAAAGGCGGATATTCTACGGTATACTGTTACTCTGGAAGGAAGACCAGATCTCGGCATTGAGCCTACTACTGAATTGGCGCCTAACCTTGCCGATCTCGATGTTTACGTTTCGAGGGTTAGCACAAGGGAAGTGATGGCGAGCAGGGGGAAAATTGAGCTGACCGACATGATGTTTATTTTTTATGAGGAAGTGAAGGATACGGATGAAATCTTGTATCAAGGGAAGACGTACAAGGTCACACAGACTCGGTATTCAGATGTGGATATTGGGCGTAGCACTGTGATTGCGAGGGCAGTTTGATAAGTGTTGAGACGAGAGAGTTGCAGGAAAAGATCAGAAGAACATTGAGACTTTTTTCTGTCGCCGAGACTCAAGCGTATGCCCTTGCCACGTATTTTTTGACAGTTATTGCGGCAAGAACGCCAAGGAAAACAGGCAAAACGTCTGATTCGTGGACGATTCACTATCACAAGGCGCAGGATGCAATTGTTTGGGAGATTAGCCCTGATGGTAAGGAGAAAGAAGTAACGTATCTTGAGTTTGGGACACGACCTCACGTTATCGAGGCGAAGGAAGGCGGAGCATTGAAGTTTGAAATTGATGGAGAGACGATTTTTGCTCATAGGGTTTTTCATCCAGGGACGAAGCCGTTAGGGTTTGTAAGGCTTACACAGGATGATCTTGATAAGTCTGCCAAGGAGATTGCGGAAAGGCTTCTAAATAATATCAGGGACGTTTGGGGTTGAATTAAGTTTTTAGGGAGTTTCATGAATTGGTTAAGCAGTTTATTGAATGGGCGGGTGAATTGAGGAGCTTGTATTTAACTATTGATGCAATAATCCGACTCCACGAAAGAGGGATTTATGGCACCGAGGATGCTTTTGAAAAGATTAAGTTTCAGACAGAAAAGTTTGGAGCCATTTTCGAGGAGTTAAGAGCTAAGGGGTTTTAATGCTTGCAAAAGACCGTGAGCTGAATATCAAAAGGAGTTTTAACAAGTTTGTCTGGGAACGCCTTTCAGCTAACTACTATGTCAACTATTCGGCGCCTGGGGACGAAACGCTTCAGCAACGGATTGCGCAGAAGGTGACTGATTACTGGAAGTGGATTGACATTTATTGGTTGAGGGTTGGTCCTGGGATTTTCAGCGTGAGTCTTTTGCAAATTAATTGCAACACGATCATAGAGAAGGACAGGTATGGGGTTGAGCTTTCCAAGATGGTTGACGAGGTCCAAGAGGAATTGAATGTCGATACGATTGACCTGCTCGATTTTAGTAATGATGAAAATAACCCCATACCGACTGGAAACGTGCTGATTCCAAGGTATCGCGGTTCACGCCCACTGCCAGAAGCTGCCGGCGAGACAGTGAACGTGCAAGCGATTGAATTTAACGTCTATGTTTGGAGAGAATCAGTTTTGCCATGAAGCTATGTGAATGCGGGTGTGGAAAACCGGCCCCGATTGCAAAAAGAAACCGTCCAAGTAAGGGGATGGTTAAGGGCGAGCCTTACAGATTCATTCACGGGCATAACGGTGTGAAGCATGGTCTTGCCCGAAGAACGATTGATCAAAGGGAATATAAGGTGGAGTGGGCCAGACGGAAAAGGAACCGGTTACGTGCCGCGATGACACCAGAGGAGAGAACCGCCAAAGAAGAAAGAACAAGACGATCAAGGTTTGGTGGAAAACCAGCATGGAATAAAGGGAAGAAAACTGGACAAGTTCCTTGGAATGCTGGCAAAACAAAAGATAATGATGAAAGGGTCCGCACGCTTGCAGGGAAAGTAAGTGCTTCTGTGAAGAAGCTGTGGAGGAAGCCTGGCTATAAGGGTGGGAATAAACTTGGTGTGAGTTTTAATTTAACTGATGAGCAAAGAAGGCAATATTCTGAGAGAGTTAGTGGCGAGAAGAACCCAATGTATGGAATGAGTGGTGAAAAGTCGCCCGTATGGCTCGGTGGTGTATCTTTTTTGCCATACACGCCTGAGTTTAACGGCAGTCTCAAGAATAAGATAAAAAGGAGAGATGATTTTACATGCCAACTTTGTGGGAAGAAGCAGTTCAAGGGTTTAGGGCTCCATCACATCGATTACAAGAAAGAGAATTGTGATCCCCAAAATTTGGTGACGTTATGCCTTAGTTGTAACGTCAAAGTTAATAAAAACAGGGAATACTGGAAGAGCTATTTCCAGAATTTATTGGAAAGGAGGGATTTACTATGTGTGCAGCGTGGCCCAAATTCGGCGCAGCAGGTTCGGTTGAAGCTGAAACGCATGGCTTTTTGACTGACCAGTTGGAATTTCGGGATGGATTCGAGACCGATATTTTCTCCTTGAAGTTTACTGATAACCTGAGAAGAGGGAATCCATCGTTTTGCGCTCAGACTTATGGGATTGGCAAGTCTGACGATCCGACACGGAATAGTCTTGGCGTTCCGTTGGATACAGTGACGATGGCTGAAGAAGAGCAGTGCACAACTCCGCACATGATTGCAACTCAGCCTGAAACGTCCCCTGCCCTTGGGGATAAGCTCACCTATGCAAATGGGCTTATTTTCTTTCGGAAGAAGATTACGATCACGATCAACGGGAGAGGTGATCCGCCTGCGGGGATGCAACCTGCTGATAGAGGAAATACGTATGCAGGAGAAGTGCTGATTAAGCCTGCGGTAGGAGATTCACCTGCAATCCAGGAGAGTGGCCTTTACGTGAGCCGTGTCGAAGTAAGCAAGAGCGTGACGGATTGGCAGAAGTTCACGGTTGAGCTGACAAAGTATATCGGCAACACGGTGGCAAATGCTCAGCAGAACATGATAAGCCCGCAGTTGTTCACGGAAGTCGAGCTTGATGCGATTAGTGATTGGTACAAGCTCACTAGGACGACGACTCTTAACGGAACAGACAAGGCGAACGTAGAGGAAACCGTAGAAATCTATGATTCGTCTGCAACGCCATAAGAGAAGCATTTTTTTGTCGTCGCGCCCCATGTGGGCGCGTGGATTGAAACGCGTAGGAGCTAAGGATGGCTTATTCAACCGTTTTTGATAAGCCCTTTAAGACGAAGAGACGAACCGAACTGCCGACGATTGACGGTGAATCTGTCGTTCAGGAGTTGGGGTTTATCGAGAGAAAAGTGTATCGGTTTTACTGGATAACGACGGCGGAGCTTCAATCTGAAATTGAGGCGAAAGAAGCCGAAGCCGTCGATGGGTGGGTGATTGTCGGAGATGTTAGCAGAACAGCGATTCATGAGGCGCTCGATCTCTACAACGCCCAAATCAATATGCAAAGGCATGTTTCATCTTAAAAAGAAAGGAGAAGGAAAATGTCAAAGAATATTTCAGTAGAGTATACGAACCCTGTCACAGGGGCGCAGGTAACCACTCAGGTGGCCGTGGATATTGAGCGCTACCGGGTCGATACCGAAGAGGGGGCCACGGAAAACTTTTTCTTAAAGGCGACCGCATCGGGGGCGCAGTCGATTATGGAGAATATCGACGATCTGATTGCGGATCTTCTTGATGGGAGACCTTCTGGAATCCGAAGGAACATCGTTCAGTCATTAATTGATACCGCTTTCACAGCGAATGGCGTCACGCTGAGCGTTACGCCTGCGGCCAACGTTCAGGGGTTTGTGGCAAATGTCCCATGCATTGTGATGGATAAGTATGGGTCGATGAAAGATTGGTTTATCCCGACTGCGGTTGGCGCCGACTTTACCATTCCAGCTACGGGCGAAGGAGCTCTCGGTGTGGATTGCAAAGTCGGGTGGATTGTCCAGCAGGCGAATTCCTTTGCGTCTCCGCTTGGCGAGAACAGCCAGTTGGGGATTAAGGCACAGCTTGAAAAACCGACCACACCGACCGGAGTGACCGCAACGGGAACGGTGGCTAGCGGAATCAATGTCAGTTGGACAAAGCCGAGCGATGTAGTCATTCAGTATTACGACATCTACGCTTTTAAGGTAGATAATCAGCCGTCGGTAATCGAGCCGAACGATCTTCCGTCGGTGGCAGACAGGGCGGCAAGCCTGGCTTCAACGAACGTGAACCTCACCCAGTATTTCAACGAATCAACGATGGAGCTAGCGACCTTGACTGCTGGTGATTATTTCATCTGCGTGGTGGCGAAAGATGCTGCCGGGATGGTGAAGGTCAACGAGAGCGCGCTTGGTTGGACTGCAAAGGTCACGATTGCATAACCTTTAATGAAGGGGCGAGAAGGGGAAGATGGCTTCCCCTAAGCTCCGGAAGAGGAGACGACGATGGGTGCAAAAGAAGTTCCTGTGCCGGATGAATTGGCAGTATTGTTACCAGAACAAAATAAACGAATTATTGTGATTGGAGAAAAGGCGTACGAGCTTTACCCGTTATGGGAAGGCCAGTTAGAGCTGGTGTCGAAAGACATCGCACTATATTTCGATGATATTTTCAACCCCGACCGGAAGTGTCCGAAATGCGGAAAGGTAGTCAAAAATGCTGTTGGAAAAAAGATCGAAGAATGTCCAGTAGACAAGGAGACGCTCTCTGACATGAGAAGATCTCCTATTGAATCGATTATTGGGGGCGGAAAGGTCCCCGAATGGATTCACATGATTCTTGACCTTCCTGTCGAGGAAGTAAAAAGTAAGCTCACGCTTCTTCAATTGAAACACGTTGCAGCGGTCTTCTATCTGCAAAACTTCAGCAGTGAAGGGCTTCCCAAGGAAAGCCAAGAAAATTTCCAGAAACTGCTGGGGATGATAGGGATGGGGAAGGCGCCCTCAGCAGGGACAGAGGAGAAGACCCAGAAGACCGAACCTACCCCAGCTTAGGCGAAATTTACGAAGCCTTTGCCCATCAGTATGGATATAGCAGAGAATACATCCAGACCAAAATGACGAGGCCGTTGGTCCGGATGTATTGGTATTACATGCAGAGGAGAATCTTTAAAGAGATGGAACGTCAGGCAATGGTTCAGTGGGGGTACGATCCGAAAGCCAAAAAGGATAGAGATAGTAAAAAGAAAATGGCCGAACGGTGGCTGCAAGATCCTCTTTATGCATTCCCATACGACATCGAATATTTTGATTATTCTCAGGTGGCAGGGAAGATTGCCGTTTCGAAACGGTTTTGGTCAAAGATGGCGCCAGAGAAAAGATGGGATAAAGGGCGAGCCGATTCTTGTCTTGGGAAGTATGGCATCGTGGCCAAGCGATGTTCGATGAACGATAAGTTGTGGTTTTTCTATAAGCAGGCGCAAACGAAAAAGATACCGTTTACGTTAGACCACGTAAAAAAGATGATCATGATCGACATCAAGAGGTCAAAACTTTACCCACCTGGATGGCAAGATTCTGATGCAAGCCCGCCTGAATGGTATTTGGATAAGCTTCGAGCCGAAGGACGGCTTGACCGGATTCTCATCGAAATAGATGAGGAAACAAAGATGGGCAGGGCATAGAAGTTTGTCGCTTCCCCGTATAGGAGCGTGGATTGAAACAATGGAGTGATAGATGGGCGATATTACCGTAAAGTACGAATCAAGCGGTTTCCAAAAGATTAAGTCCGAGCTTCTCGAGTTAGAAGGCACCACACGAATTTACGGCGGTGGACAATGGTTCCGTCCAATGTCGGAAAGCGCTAAGAAAGCCGAACAGGATACGGCGTCTCTTTTCACGACCATGAAGGGCGGGGCTTCGGAAGCTGTTTCCGGCCTTGGTCGCCTCGTCGCGGTCGTAGGTGCCGTTACCACCGTAGTTGGCGCTCTATCTGCGGTTGTAGGCGGTGTTGTAGTGTCAAGCTTTACAAAATGGACGACATCCATGTTGAAGACCACGGAAGGTTTTCAACAGATGGAGATTTCGCTGTATGGTGCGTTGAAAAGCTGGGATGCAGTGACGAAGGTATCCACGTTTGCCAAGGAGTATGCTGCTGAATATCCTGCTATGTATAGAGATGTCATGCAGTCGATGCAGTCCCTTGCTTTTATCCCCGCAACTAAAATTGGCCTAATGGAAGGCGATGTAAGGCTGATGAAAGACTTCATGAACATCATTCAGGGCATGCTTACGATGAGACCGGAACAGGGCGTTGTTGGAGCTATGATGGCAATACGTGAGGCCCTTGCCGGGAACTGGAGAAGCCTTCAGTTCAGGTTTGATGTGCCTGTCGCATCGATTGCTCGTAGCGCAAACATGACGATGGAGCAGATGAAAGCTTCTCCGCAGGAAGCAATAAAGGCATTGAAGGCATGGACAGACGAATTTGTCGGCGCTGATACGATGGCAATGGCGGCGAAGAACCTTGGAATTCAGATGGGAAACGTGAAAGATAAATACGAGATGTGGTTGGACCGTCTCGGAAAGACTGGAATTTACCAAAAAGTTGTGGATTATCTGCTTAAACTGAACGATTCGATTGATAGATTTTTAAAGTCCGACAAAGTCCAGAAATGGACCGAACAGATTAATTCCTTCCTGGAAAGCGTTGCAGATAGGATTGCGGGTGTTTTTACGAAAGGCATTGACTGGGAAGGAATTTCTTCTTTGAGTGGTTTGGCTGACGCTTTGAAAAAAGTCTGGGAAAACGCCAAGGAAGAATTAATGAGGGCATGGGAAGTGGCCAAGGAGCCTCTCGGGAATGCGTTGAAGGCTACGTTTAAATTTGTAGCGCAAACTGCGGTCACTGCATTTACAGAGGTTTTATTGCCTGCCATAGGAAGCGCCATGGCTGGTGTGGAAAAGACGATGGCATCATACCGCGTGGAGAATCCCCTTAAGGCTGTTGGAATTGAGGCGGCTGGTGGCGCTGCGGTTGGATATGCCATGGGTGGACCAAAAGGAGCAGCCATCGGAGCGATGGCAGGGCCAGCGCTTCAAGGTTATGCCGAAATCATTGGCGTTGCCATTGAGGGCGTTGGCGACCTGGCTAACGCAATGGAAGCGGCTGCCGATACGATATGGGGTGCGAAGAGGAAAATCGAGGAAGCTGAGAAGTATGTTCCTTCCAAGGAAGATAAGGATTTTGTTTTTAAGAAACTGGAAGAAAGCGCTAGGCGGTTTGTTGCCGGACTGAAAACTTTCGATAAAATTTGGGAAGAAGAAACTCTTCGCAGAGGGCTTGAGATTAAACACGAACCAGGCGAGGTTGAGAGATGGATGAAGAGGCCGCTCTGGACGCCCAAGAGCAAGGCGGAAGCTGAAGCTATGGGGGCTGAGTGGAAAGAACCGGAGCCATTCGTAATGAAGCCGGAACAGAAATTTGGATATTACCAATCTTGGAAGACGATGGCTGGCGCTCTTGCTGGACGCGAGGAAGTGGAGAGTCCTTATGATATAGAGACAAGGCGACTGAGGGAAAGCATGGCGATGCGTGAGAAGTGGGAATATGGAGCTATAACGACAGAGGATTGGCGGGCTTATGTCAAAAAGAGGGATATAGGAGAAGAGAAAGGGTATCGAATGGAAGGATTTGGCGTTGAGCGCGAGAAGATGCTCACCGGTGTTCTTGGCGTTGCCACGGAGAAAAAAGAGTATGGGGTTGCTGGGAAAGCTTATCAGGAAATGTTTGGAATTGCTATGGGCAAGGGTGACTTTTTCAAAGCTCAGGAATATATGAACAAGTCACTCGAGGCAATGTTGAAACAAATGGAGAAAGAAGAGAAACGTGCCGAAGGGGACAGTGAAAGCCTGGGAAGCATTAACAAAAATACGGCGTATCTCCAGGATATAGCGAATCAGTTAGCAAGGGAGACCCGGGGAGAGAGAACGCCCAAAGGACAGACGTGGGGTGAACCAGATGAGTTACGGGAAGAGGTGCGGTCAGCGGTGGGAGAATCTTGATGAGTCGATTGGTTGATATTAAGGAATTATCATTCGGAATCACGCCTGTATCTGATTATGTAATCAGTCGAGCTAAAGAATCCGCTGGAGAAGATTTCTCGCTCACACTGCCGAGCGTTGAGGCTGGCTATCCGCCCGGGTCTGACATAACGATAAGAGGAATAAATGGGTTTGTGACGACACGGGAGTATAATTCTGGCCCCAAGGGTTACCAGACCGTGATAGGCGGGGTCTCAAAAGTGGCAGACGTTATTAGAAAAGCTCCGCCAAAAACGTTGATGTTTATGTCTATGACGGAATCGGAGAAAGATGATTTTGAGATTGCAAACCAAAATGATTCTGGTGCGGTGGATTATTCGGGAATGGATTATATACCGCTAATAAAGATATGTGATGACAGGACGCTGGAAGGTGGATGGGCAAGCGGCGAGGTTATTGCTTATTTAGCTCAGAAAGTTGGATTAGAGGTCGTCTGTAACGTTCGTTCTTACTGGTTAAGACAGGTGCAGGCAGACGTTCAGTCTTCGTATTTTGATGTGATTGTTTCGATTGTAAATTTTTTAAAGCCAACCATTTTTGTAGATGATGGGATAATTTATATTCTCAATAAGCCTTTAAGAAGTGGGTTAGTATCGTTGGATAAGATAGAGAATTTTACTCAAAGAGAAATTTTTAATTACGACAGCAGGGTGAGTTATCTGAAGGTCCAGGGTGGGTTAGGAGCTTGGAATAGGGCAAAGGAAAAGGGCAATGTTCACCCGGAAAAAAATGCTACGCTTACGACGGAATCGGCGCGGGCAACGCAACAATACATGACAATTAATGTTAAGGGAACAAGGGAAGTCGTAAATAAAGATACTGGGGAAAAAACGACGACAGATAACGTGCCAATGTCGTTTACTGTCCCAATGAAAAATCCCAGGATTGATAAGGTAACCCGAACAGAGACAATTTTGTTAGATCCACATGGGAACAGGAAAGCTTTATTATCAACGCATGAAGTTGGGACATGGGTGCCGATAGAAGGTATGGGTGAAGAGTTCACCGTTTTAGATTCAGTTACAAATAATGAGTACGACTATTTAAGTGAGGAGTATGATAAACCAAGGGAGAAATCATCAGAACAGACAATAAGTAAGTGGACATGGCTGATTGTTGACTTCCCTGGTTATCCAGTTAGGAGATATAAGAGAAAAACTGACGTGATAGTTAATTCAAAGGTTTATGGTAAAAATGGAAATCTGTTGGTTGAATATATGACGAGAGAGACCGATGTTCTTGTGCTTCAGAGTGGTTTGGGTCTTTATACAGATATTACTTATATCGAGTTAAACCTGGCCGATATGATGTGGCCCATCGCATCTGCAATACAGAGGTTGATCGTTGAAGAAACCGAAACAAGGTATAGACAATTAACCAAGGATGTTTACGAAAAAGCAGTTTATAGAAGAACGCCTGCCGGCCTTCGAAGAAAACAAGGTGACGAGGTTAGGTCAAATACGACTCAGCGAATTATGGGAAGAGTCCCAAAATATCCAAAATCGTGCCGTAGGAGCCATATTTACGCCGAGTCAATTCCGTCTGACGAGATGACCCCCATGGATGTTCCCGCAGTAATTATAAGCAATCCGAATATAATTTCGTGGGATGATGCAGAAGCCATCCTCGGTGACTTAAAAAAAGAGGTCGTTGATTATGAAGAAACCGTTGAGAGAGAGTATGTTATCCCAGGGGATATGGATGTTGATATTGGTTGGCCGGTTGAGTTTGGTGAGGTAAACATTGGAAAGGCGGCGCAGATCCCATCCGTTTCCGTTACCGATGGGAAAATTGTGAGCTGGCAAAAAACGAAAGAAGCTGAATCGCCTTCCATGATTACGAGAATCGTTGTTCAAGGAAAGGTGTTGTCATCATGAATAGAAGGAAGATAGAGAAAGAAAAAGCGGAAAAACTTGCAAGAATAAGCAGTGGATTCGGCAAGGGTATGAGTTATACCGATGGCATCATTATGGGGGCAAACAGTATTGATTCGGGTTGTCAAGGTTCTGCAGGTCTTTTGATCCCGTGGATGGGATGTAAGCATATTAAGATTTTAATTGGAGATCCATCGTGAGACAAGTGTTTGGACACGACGAGGTTATTAGTGAAATAGGGGCTGGTTGCTTTATGACAAGAAAGGGCCTTGTGATTGAGGGCAATTTTCGTGTTGGTGACAATGTTTTGACCGTATTCGATAAGGATAGCAGGCGGTATTTACCAATATTTAAGAAGAGGGTCAGCGCCCCAGTTGAAGAAGAGCCAGAAAAAGTGATGAAGTTATCGGAAGAGTTTTTTGATTATTTAGTTTTTTATCTTAAGGCTAACGTAATGAAATTTACGCTAATAAAGTCTAATGAATTCATTGGCGGTGATTTTGTTGAAAAAGATGCCATTGGGAATGGATTTAATATTAATACCCAAGCCTATGGTGCTTATTACCCCTTTATTTACTGCTGTGTCCCGTTTGAGTATCTTTATGAGAGCGGTGGACTATCGGAAACGAAAAATATCTACATTATTGGTTTGGGATTCAAATTGAATCTTCATTTGAAGTTTGAGGGGCCGCCGCCTGAATACGAAAATTACAGCTATCTTTCCGATGGCGGATCTGACCCTGGTCCAGGTTATCCGACCAATCCTGTATATTTTTACGTTTTCGATATTGATTCCGGAAGATATTATTACATTGATTGCGATGAAGATGATTGGTGGGCTTATGGATGGTCTGCTGGGTTCAATGTTAATGGAAATAAAATTTATTATCACAATGCAAACGAAAGTCTTCTGAAAGTCTTCCAATTTAAAGATGGGGAAATAGTTTTGATTAAAAGTGTAGATACGAATTGGGAGAATGGACTTTTTGTATCGGCAGACGGTTATTTTTATTGTTGGGCTGAAGTGAATGTAGGCAAAGCAAATACTTCTTGGTATCCGAACATCCTTTATGAACTAACAAATCATGATCTTACGGGTTGGGTTGCGTCGTCAGGAGAACAGCCAAAACTTTACAAGAGGTTGAATATAGAAACAGAGGTATGGGAAGGGAGTTGGTATGATGAATTGACTTCAAATAGTAATGGTGGTGTTTGGAAATTAAATGAGTTTCCGTATAACCAAAGCGCTAATTTTGCCTATTCCCAGAATGGAAAAAGATGGTATATCAAATCTGATGGCAAAAAGCTGGTTATGGACTATATCCTTTACGATATTGGCGCAAGCGGAACGCAGCAAGGGGTTTATACAGAAGAAAACTTGGGTGGCCCCCCAGAACACCCGACAATGAGATACCACCTTACTCTTGATGAAATCATGTCAGGGAATGCCGCTGCTGAAAGCAGCCATTTTGCCAAAGTCTATGATTCTTTTTCGAGGAGCACAAATAAGCATTTGTATTATACATATACAAAACAATGGGATGAGAATGCACAGTCTTATAAAACAGTTGAAGAAACGGTTGAAGATACTGAAAGTGTTGACTGGACGCCGATGCTCGATCTTAGTGTAATGAGATTCCCCTTCGTTAGGAATAACCAAATATTTTGCCAACACAAAAAGAATGGCAGCCAAGTTTCAGCGAATCTTGATGGTCATTGGTCGGAAGCCGAAGGATATGTAAAAGATTCTGGCTCAAGGTCTCATGAAGGCCAGAGCAATCCATATTATTTTTATTCCCCCTATGAAGAATTTGCTTTAACACGAGAAAATGAGTGGATAGAGTATGGGTGGATTTATTCTGAAGGAGACAAATTGATTCAGAGTCTAATTTCGGGAGCCGCAGATGGATTCCACCCCATTATTTATTTAGACGGGGAAAGAATAGAAAGTGGTTTGGCTGCGAAGTTGGGGATTGCACCAGAGGGTATTATGGGCATCGTTTATGCTCCGGAATTAAGAAAAGACCCCAATATGGGATTATTTGAATAAAGGGTTAAATGACTAAGATTAGGCAAGAAATTAATATTATTGATGCAATTCTGAGCAGTACAGTCCAGGGGAAAGATTCTGAAGCCATAGTTTTACTTGATACCAGATCTTTTAGCGGGACAGTTATTTATTACTTTGAGGTAGTATCCAAAAATATAAATACGACTACGGCTAATGCCATTACCTTGCGAAGACTCGGGACGGTCACGGATGATGCCACTTGCTCTATCCCAGCGAATACAACGGCTTTTACAAGATTCCGTTCTTCATCCTTTAATCCCCCAGCAGGGGAAACAGAGTACATTATAAGAATAGCTCCAGGAAAGGCCTCAGATGTCCAGGTGCTTTCTGCACGTATTATCATTGTTCAAGAATCGTCAGCCGGATTTGTTCTGTCTGAAACGCAGATAGAAATTGGAAGCGATGAGAGGGGCAAAGTCAATGAATATGCTTGGCCTACCATACCATTAGATCATCCTAAATATTGGCATTATGATAGCTCCAAATTCTCTGGGACACCAGAGTTCTTTCTTGATCTTTGTTATATGATTGTTAATTCAAATAGTAAATTTGTTCAGGGTTTCCTTGAGGAAGACGATGGGAACTTCCAAAATTGGCATTCTGTTTTCGAAACCCAGAATCTTTGTAGCCAAGTCCCTGATAGAGTTAGGTATTCTTTTTTCCCTACGAATGGAAGAAACTATAGGGTGGTAACGTGGCTTGTTACTCTTAAGGGTCAAACGTCCTATAGCATTTATTCAGCAAAAATAGTGGTCAAACACTCCTATTTCATGAAGAATGTTGAGACGAATTCCCTTTCCAATATTAATGTCAGGAAAACTTGTGTAGATGCAGACTACATTTACATAGCAATTGATGAATCTCCTGGTAAGGTAGTAAGGGTCAACAAATCCAATTTCACTGACACTATCACCGTTATTCTTTCATCGCTAAATAACGCCTACGGGATATGCGATGACGCTGATTATGTTTATGTCTGTTCAAATAATAGTTCTCCTGCCGTGATAGCACGGATTGCCAAATCGAATTTTACTGGAACGCCGATATACAAAACCCTTGATTTTGGGGAAACTAATGGCGTAGATATCTGTCAGGACTTATCTTATGTTTATGTCGCTTTGAGCGTCAGCCCCTCGAAAATAGCACGAATTTCCAAAGCGGATTTTAGTGGAACACATGTAACAAAGACCTTAAATACGGGGAAAAACAATATTACAGGAATCACGGGTGAAGGAAATTATGTGTGGGGTTGCTTGGACACAATTAATCCTGGATTTATCGTTAGGATTGATAAATCTGATTTTACTGGTCTTCATTACACAAGGGATGGCTGGAGCGGGCACAAGGATATTTGTGAAGATTCGGAATTTGTTTATTTAATTGGAACCTATGATCCTGTGTATGTAGAAAGATGGTCAAAAGTTCATTTCGAAGACAGTATTTACTATTATTTTGAACACCCCTTAAAATATATTAAATATCCGTTCTCAATGTGTGATGATGACAAATTTATTTATATTTTTGGTATTAATTACCAAAATGAAAGGGGAGTCGAAAGAATTCGTAAATTTTCTGAGATTGTCCTAAATTATGAAATGGAGTGGGCTCTGGGAGGGGCCTTTAGTAATTTAAACGTCGGTACAAACACTCCTTATGGAGTTTGTCAGGATGCTGATTATGTATATGCATCGAGTGGAAACTTCACAGGCAGAATTCAAAGGGGATTAAAGGATAATGTTTTTAATAAGCTCCAAGCAGAATACCTTTTAATTAATAAGAATGAAGGTTCGATTGGATTAAAAGACTATGATACGTATTTTGATCCTGGCGAATGGTCGGGGGTGGCTGATGATTACTATCACGAAATAAATTCGTCCTCAGATATTAATGATTCAGCTAAACTACAGAGAGATCCCAATGGAATACCTGTTGATATTGCTGGGTCAACTGTCACGGGAGCCTATAGAGCTATAGGTTCTGCTTTGACAATGCCTGATACTGCCCAGACCATTAGCACAAATGTCCTGAATGACCCCATCTATGCAAGCAGGATTACTGTCGACATTTTTTTAATTTTAGCTATATATTCTTCCGGGATTAGTTCTGCTGAAAATTTTGGCAGTCCTACGGTTATTGGCGGTGCCTTGATATTGTATCCATCGGGGATCAGTTCTGCGGAGGTTTTTGGAAATCTATTAGTTGTTCCTGGTTCTGTGGCAATTATTATTTCAGGGATAGGTTCTATTGAGACACTTGGCAATCCAACGGTTTGGGATGCCCTGTTAGTTTTGCCTTCGGGGATAGATTCTGCTGAGATTTTTGGCAATACAATTGTGAAACTTATGCTTTTAGTAGTTGTTCCATCTGGAATTAGCTCTATGGAAGCTTTCGGAGATGCAACCTTGTGTTTTCCTCAACCGTTAGCAGTAAGAGCGAGGAGTCCCCATCCTGGTGAAACTTTGGTCCTGCGAAACCAAAAGGTTTGTTTTAATATTTGTGGGACTGGTTTTGGTAGTGATGGGGTTGATATTTCAACGGTCAGAGTAAAAATCAATGGCGTTGAATATGATTATGTAGATCCAGAGTTTAGCTATAGCGGTAATCCAGCGGAGTATTATATCGAAGTTAGCCATCCTGATTTCAGCTACGAACAGACAGTAAGCGTTGAGATTAATGCTGAGTCTTTATTTGGGACAGTGATGGAGACGGTGCAGTATAGTTTCTTTGTAGAATGGGAGTCGTCTCTAACAAGAAGCGGGTTTGCTAAGATAGAACTCTATGAACCCAACAAGTATGATGCCGACGCGCTGACTATAGAAGAGGATTGGGTAAGACATGGAGTTGAGCGTTACACCGGGGAGCTTGAACTTTGGTATGGGCGTTATCAGAAATTGCCTTTCGTTGAAAACCTTGAATTTAGGATATTGGCTGGAACCACAAATGCGCTCGGGAAAGAGATTCTTGAAAATGGGTGGTTGAGCGTAAAGGTTGATGGTGGAACCTGGATAGCACTTTATCCAAGTACAGTTGTTGATTTTGGGCCGATGTTCACGCATTCAAAAAAGTCACTTTTTTTCAAACTGCTTGTTCCAGAAACTGCTGTTACGACAAAGTATTTTCTCCTTAGTTTGTTGTTTGAGTTAGAGATGTTTTTCCCCTATGGACGATTTATGTTTAGCGAGGGGATATACTCTGATAGCGGAAATCTAATTGAAGTTCATCCTGATAAGCGTGTTTATAGGGCTTATGTGTTAAGTAATGCGATGTGGAATGCGTTAGCATTACTTGGGTTCTCATCTTCGCCACCTTTGCGTGGTGATGATAAACAATGGTAAGGAGTTATTATGGCTCTAAAAATTCAGGTTGACGAAAGAGACATAAATATTTCAATAACGGATGAGCAGATTACGATTCCATCGTCTTCTCCCTTTAAAACAAGACTCGAAGAAGTACCAGATTCTTTTGCAGAGGTTAAGCTTAGAAGAATATCTCCGACTGTGAAAACAGGAACTGGGTCAGGAAGTTGCTTAAGCGGAGGATCATTTGTTGGGATAGACACAAAAAATTTTAGAGTCCAAATTGATACGGCAGGTGAGATTGAAACCGCAACGTTTAAGTGGTCAGATACGGGGGGATTGATTTGGAATACTACGTTAGTTCCGATTCTTGTTTCTGAACCAATTACCCTTGGGCTTGGTGTAACTATTCAGTTTTATGGTGGTTCAGGACAAGATTTCAATCTCGATGACCGATGGGATTTCACTGCCGAGTTCTGGAATGAAGTTCAAACCATTCCTATTACTACAAAAGAGTTTCTTGTTAATTATTCAAATGGGAAGATTACTTTCCATTCATCAGATGCAGGGAAAACGGTTTTTGCTGAATATGATGGTAGGGGGTCGCTTGTTGATGCAGAGGATGTAAATCAAGTAATCTCGATTCTTAACCAGGGAGAGGTGGTTTTAAGAAATGTTGATACTGGAAATTTAGCAGCGTGCAAGGCTGCTTATTTGTATTTAGGAGTTTTTGGCCTTGCGAGTGCAACAGATTATAAAAAGGCTGCGATTGGGTTTGTGAAAGTAAGCCATCCGATAAATGGAGAGGTTCAGCTTTTTGGACCAATGGATGGGTTTGCAGGTTTAGTAGTTAATAAAAGATATTATTTGTCTGATACTGAGGGTGAGATTACTCTCGATCCGCCAACTGAAGCTGGACATATCAGGCAGGTTGTGGGTAGAGCAATGGAGAGTTCAAGGATGTTGGTTAGTATTAGCCAGGATTATGAGGAGATTCCGATTGGTCCGTTTGCGATCGGTTCAGCAGAAGCGTTTGGGAGTCCTGTCATACAGCGTGGTTCTGTGACAATTAGTCCGTCTGCGATCGGTTCAGCAGAAGCGTTCGGAACTCCTACGGTAACAAATCCATAGAAAGGAAATGAAATGGGCGATCCAGTAATTCAGCAGGTGGTTGATTGGGGTTTGGTTTGGGAAATTGTGCTGAGTATGGTCTCTGGGCTTGCGCTCATTGTCGGCTGGTTTATAAAGAGATGGATGAATCAGTGGGATGGGTGGAAAGGTGGAATTGACAAGCAGGGGGGGATCGTTACGAGAGATATTTTCTTTAAATATTGTGATGATAAGCAGTCTAAGTGCTCGGGGTCATTAAATTGTAAGATAAAAGATTTTTTCGATTGGAGAAACGCTTTATTTGAAAGAGGTGGACCAATGTTATCTAAGGACCATGATGAGATTTGCGATAAGGTCACGTCAAGGGCTGCCGCTACGTTTGCCAGAATGGTAGACGAAAAATTTACTCACCACCATGAGCTTATTGCTGCCCAGTTTGGTGAGTTTAGTGCGAACCTTCAGAGAAAGCTTATCGAAATCGTTGCTGGGCTAAAGAAGGACCTGCTTAACAACGGTAGCCAAAAGTGAAGGGTTTGTATGGATGGCGACGCGGTCTGTCCAGGAGATAAGCCTGGAGATGAAGAAAAGTATATTAAAACTTCTCGACGCTTCAAGGCAGGCGATGGAAGCGGAGAAAGAGCGGACGATTGCGACGATTGAGCTATCGAATCTACAGAAGGAACTTGAAAAGATCGAAGAAAAATAAGCCTATGGTCTTGATGTGGAATATTTTGTTAAATCTAAATCATCCCAATCGTTTAAATGACTTTTCCACATTTTTTTAAAAAACTGTGGAAATAAGAAACTTCAATAAAATAGTCAATTTTACTTGCAATTATTTGCATAAAGCATTTGGATATTATAGAAAAATTGTCTTTTTATGGATATTAAAAATTATGTTTAAAATAGAATCATTTCAACTGCTTAAATGAGTTTCCAGCAATTGCAATTAATTGCATTATTCAAATTTTTCACAAATATAACTTGCTATAATTATTATTGCTTTTATGATTTTTTAAGCCAAAGAATTTCAAGAAATTAGGAAAAACTCCGATCCTTCCCTTATGCAATCAAATTGCAACTCGTTGCACTTTTAATACAATTAGCTTTGCAATCAACATTCCACAGCATTTCCACAGAATTCCACAGGTTTTCAACACTTTTTTGCAATCAATTGCAGATTTGGTGCAATTATTTGCAAAATTGAAATTACATGAAAACTGAATTATTCCAATAGCTTAAAAACTGTATAAAAATCCAACCAAATTGCAATCGACAAATCGTTTACTTGCAATCACCTTGCATAAACGAAAAACCTAATAATTTCAAACTGCATATTTTTTTAATTGTCAACTTACCCATCCTCTCCAATGTCCGAGTCGGCATGCGCTATATATAATACTAAAGAGATTAATATACTAAAGAGATTAATATACTAATAAGGATGAAAGAACTAGAAGACCGAAGAATTGAAGTTTTTGAATTTGGCGAGTTGCGTAGTTTGGTGGTCGGCGCGGTACGTGGATTGAGGAACAGCGGGACCTCTCCATCCCCTGATGATCGAGACCAGTATAGGGTAGCGTATTGATTTAATGTTAAAATTGGCACGAATATGGCTCATTAATAGCTTGGACTTAAATCAGGAATTGGGAGATGTACAAAAATGAACCTTGACAAATAAATTTATCTATTTAATTATGTATTGGATTAAAACAAAACAAAACCACTATTCGATCACAGAAAGGAGGAAATGAAAATGGTAAATGTCTATGATGTTGCCGAATTCATCCTTCGTAAATGCGGATCGATGACAGCGATGAAACTACAAAAACTCGTATATTATTGCCAAGCGTGGTCTCTTGTGTGGGATGAAAAGCCTTTGTTTCCAGAAAAAATTGAAGCTTGGGCAAATGGACCTGTAGTGCGAGAACTCTTTGATCTACACAAGGGAAGATTTAAGGTTGCTTCTATTTGTCAGGGAAGACCAGAAAAATTAATTAAGAAGCAAAGAGAAACTGTTATGGCAGTTCTTAAATATTACTGCGAAAGAAGTTCTCAATGGCTGAGTGATCTTACTCACATGGAAGATCCTTGGCGTAAAGCTCGCGCGGGAATGTCTGAAAATGAACGTGGGAATAGGGTTATCACTCATGCTTCAATGATAGAATATTATAGTAGTCTCCTACCTGAATCTTGATTTTTAATGCCTAAACAACCACCTAAACAACCATCCCATAAAGAAACTCCACCAGAAAAAAAATCCCCCAGGGGGGGAGAAAAAGCGGAAAAGATCCTTGACCTAATTTCTTGGCATATAAGGATCATTGACAAGGAAGGATTTTGGGGATGGAAACAAATTACCCGTTCAATCTTTGACGATATTTTAAAAAAAATGTCAGACTTTGAAACAATGAAATGGTCTGAGATTCTAAACCGAAATAATCATGCAGTAGAGATTTCAAAAATGTGCCCTGGAGCACGAAAGCGTCTTAAAGAGCTTAAACAGGACGATATAGATGAATTAATCTCCCTACATCTAACTGGAAAAAACCGTGTTTGGGGTATTAGAGATCAAAATATATTAAAAATTCTGTGGTGGGATCCCAACCACACGGTCTGCCCATCTCTAAAAAAGCACACCTGACAGAAGATCGCGGGATAGTACCCAGCATAGAACCAAGCTAAAAAGCCCGTATAAAGTTGATTTTAGCTGGCGGTCTGGGAGGTCTGGACGAACCCCTTAATGAAATTAGGCCGAAACAGTTAACCCATTAAAACTACACAGTTAATCTAAAAGCAGTATTTCGCTGTAAACCGCTTGATTCAGAACTGCCTTTTACTATCCTACCCACCTGCTCACCGAACCCCATGACAAAAAAAGTGCCAAACCTCTACGGACTACGCAAACTTTAAAAGCTAAATAATTCTTTTCACAAACAGGCGAACCTTATGAAAAAATCTTGACATAGAATGATGTCAGCGTTAGTGTGAAGTTAATGAGAAATCAAGCACTTAACACAAAAAGCGGATAAGAAAGGGGGTGAGCTAAAGGTGGCGGCGAATACAATCTCATTTCAGGAAGTCCTTAACCTCTCCATCATTATTAGACAGCGGTTAAAGAAGGAAGCCAATGGGTCTGACCAGTTAGAAGAACTGAAGGCGACCAATCCCCGGCTCGCACAGTTGATGGTTGACATTGACTGGACGCTGACGAATTGGGGGCATCAGGTCGTAAAAGCTGCAACGAAAAACTCTTGACATTTAAAAATGACAGGGATAGGATTTAAGTATGCGAAAACAAAGCACTTTGAACCTTAAATCAACTCAAAAAAATTTACCCATAATTTACGCAATTGTGGTCGGGAAGGGGGTGAAAGCATGAATTGTAAGAAATGCAGGTTAAAGAAACATTGTGGTGGGTTTCGGGACAAGGAAGGCCGGTGCCCGGGATGGGTGGTCAATGAAATCAAGGAGACGGGGAAGGACCCAAGGCAAAAGGGGGTGAAAGCATGAGAATGATGAACATCGAAACCGGAGTGATGGTGAAAGTGGTCGAAAAGCGGGGCGATAAGCTGGTAATTGTCCATCCAGTAAACGGGAAGACGATTGAGGTGCCCGCTAACCTTTATTTATCCCCACCCAGATGCTTTGCGGAACGGGAGATGAGATGGGATAAGGAAAGGCGAAGGAAGTGGTGGCAGCGCACGCAGGCGATTGAATTCCGGAGACAGGAAGAGGAAGAACTGAAAGAGAAAGTCAGACAGGGGGAAATCCGAGCCATCATTTTTAAGGGCGGCGTTTTTCCAATCCTTGATGGAGACTGTTTGGTTGTAAGGCTGTTAGATGAGGCCAGGCAGACCGAGAAGCCGTGGCTGCGGAAGAAGATAGAAGAAGAGGTGGCCAGGCGGTGCAAGTATTGGAGAGTGGATGAAGTGTTCGACGAAACATGGAAGGCGGAGATGAATTGGGCGTATCAGGAATGGGTAGAAAATGAGAAGGTGGTCGAAAGGTGGATGCAATGACAAAGTACGTTTTGATTGTGTTGTTATCGGTGCTGTCGCTGTATGGAGTTTTTATCTTCTCTATATTTTGGGAGCACAGAAAGGGGAATAGGGAAGATGGATAAGGTAAAAATTGGAATTACGTTAAGTCATTTGGTAAATGCTGTCGAGACCATCAAGACTCAGGATGATCTGAGCAGGGTTTGGGAGCAAGTTAATTCGGTGCTTAAGCACCGGGGGAAAATTATCGAGATGGAAATTTCCATTGGGTTTAAGGTGGGAGACAAGGTTCAATTCGCCGGGAGGCACGGAAAACCCATGCAAGGGACGATTATTAAGAAGTCTGATCGGACGGCAAAAGTTGTCGTAGGAACAGTTGTAGATGTAGGTTGGCCAACGCAGGCCAATTGGAATGTGAGTTGGTCTTTGCTAAAAAAGGCAGAGTAAGAAAGGGGGATGAGAGATGAAGTGGAGGATTTCCTTCAAAAGCAGGATTAGCGGCTATTACAAAATAGCATGGAACAAGGTAATCGTGGAGGTAGAGGCTCCTTCGATGGAGGAGGCGGTTGAGAAGGCAACGGCAAGAAGAGAGGTTAAGTACGGGTCGGTGGTATCCAAAAGGTTAGCATAATCCTTGAAAGGGGGCACGAAGATGTCGAAATCAGAATTAAAGAGGACGAAGGAAAGGCTGAGGGAAAAGGAAGGATTGGTGCCTGCGGTAGTGTTCAAGAGGAAGCGGAAGCATAGGATGACAGGCAGGACGGTCACGATGTCGGATGCGGAGCTGACAGGGCAGAAGCAGAATTTCGGATTGCCTCTCGCAGATGAGAGAAGGAAGAGGAAAGGGGGATGGAAGAGGGTCGATAAAATCCCCATCATAAAAAAGGATGTCGAGGACAGCTTTAAGATTACGAACGGGGTTGAGGTTCCAAATTGGGTGACGCTGATCGGGCAGGTCAGGGACGTGAAGGTTGCGAAGAAGGTATCCCGAATGGCCAGCCGCTGGTACAAAAAGCTATACGGTCTCGAGGAAATCAGAATGGTCAAGGAGTTCAAGCCAGGGGATGATGTTTGGTGGCGGAAGAAGAGCATAGTTCATGCGGGGCGGGTGGTCAGGCTGAAGTCGAGGAAGCTGGTGATCGACACAGAACCGTGGGATCCGAACAAAGAGAGAGTGGTGATGCCAGTGAGGAAGGTAACGAAAGGAACGGTCCCGAAAGAATATCTTCAGCCTGACTCGAAGCGGTGGAGAGTTGGGCGGGCAACCGAGAAAGGGGGTGAGGCAAGGCCGGCAGAAGCGGTAGTTCAGTGATTAACCTTTTACCAATTTAGCCTTTAAACGAAAGGAGAACGCAATGGAAGAGAACGGAAAGAAAAACGGAAAGACGAATGGAAGCGAGTCCGCTGATTTAGAGAGGATAGCGGAAGAGAACCGAAAGATGGTTGATGAAAAGAAAAACGGGAATGGAAGCACGAAGGCCGAGGCCACGAACGGGAAGACCGAAAAGGCGAAAGCTGTCCCGAAGAAGTCCGCCGAGGGCAAGAAGGGGAAGGCAGACAAGCAGAAGGTTGCGCCGTTCACAGCAAAGCCAGTGCCGGAAGCAGTGAAAGGCCTTGTTGTGTCCATCCAGAAGGTGACCGACCTTGAGAACTTGAAAGCAGTCGCAAGAGCACTGCAGAAGCACTGGAAGGGAGTTTACCTCGAGGCCTGCAAGAAAGCGACTGAAGGCTTTAAGGCCGGAAACGTGGTGTGGTTCAAAAAAGGGTCGAAGCTGATCGAAGGCAAAGTAATCAAGATCAAGTCAAACGGGAAAGTCAAGATCGATGTTGAAGGAAAGAACTGGAAAGTCCCCGGAACCCTGGTTCACAAGGGAAAACCGACAGGCGCCAATCGAGCAGAGGCGACAGGCTCAGAGGTCACGAAGAAGGCTGCGTAGTCAGCTCGCAGAGAACTCGACCTGAGCTATCCCATTAACGGGGTTTTCAATGGTGGTGACGGTCAAGTAATTGGCCCGTAAACGAGGTATCGCATGGGAGCCTATATCTTTATATTACCCGACAGTCACACCTGAATGAAAGTTGCCCCCGCAGGAGTAGGGACGCGGTTGCTCACCCCATGAGCCGACCATCGACCGCGTCCCGAAACTGCTTTTATGAAAGGAGGTGAGACGGATGACAGGGAAGGAGTATCACAAGTTGTTGGGTTTGCAGACGCATTTTCGGGATAGAGCAAGAGAGTGGAAGGAAGACGGTGAGCGTGAGGCAAACGTAACGAGTAAGAGCTCGAGCGATGGAAAGGCAACGGCGTATGCGACGGCTGCGAAAGATCTGGAGAAATTGCTCGAGGAGATGAATTCGTAGAAAGGAGTATGGTGGATGATTAAATCGGTCGGACTAAGCGAGGTTGAATTAGTTGTCGAGGAAAAAGTTGTGGTTCTCAAGAAAGGCAATTTTGGAAAGAAGATTTGGGCCGAGATTGAAAAGCAAGCGCTTTTAAACGAGGCGTTTGGCCATGGAAGAAAGCTCCACGGTAGCAAGTGTTTTGAGTGCGGGAAGAGCATGGTTATTCGTGTTTGGTCGAAGAAAGTGGGGCCGGAATGTATTTTCATTAGATACCGATGTTTGGGATGCGGGCACGAAGATGAAGATGTGCTCGATTAAGAAAGGGGGTAAAAAATGAGAACGAGAAGATTTGAAGGTATGGAGAACGTTGAGGGCAACAGGAAGTTGTTGGTCAAGTCGTTCGCTGATCTGCGAAGGCAAGGATTGATAGCGAGAACGAACTTCATGTGCTGCCAGAACTGTGCTGGTTCGGCGATCGCCGACAGTGTATCGAAGGTGTCAAAAGAGAAGGCAGCGAAGGTGAAGGGCTGTGTGTTCTGGCATCATCAAGACGAGGAAGACATTAGATTGCGTGGCAATCTGTACCTTGCTTACGGTGATTTGGATTCGAATGTCCATGGGAAAGTTGGCCTTACGAACGAAGAAGTCGGGAAGATGGTCGTTGAGACGCTTAAGAAGCGCGGGTTGAAAGTGGAATGGAACGGTGATGTCGGTACAAGGATCCGGGTTGATCTGACTCAACCCACGAATGTGGGGTCTGATGCCATTTCCAAACCGAAGAAGAAGGTCCTCATGGTGACGGGTAAGTGGGACGGTAATGTATTTGCGATTATGGGGAACACAAAACGAGCCTTGAGGGATGCGGGGGTTCCGCAGGAGAAGATCAGCCAGGTGCTTGGGGAGTGTACGAAGGGCGATTACAGCCACGCGGTTGCAACCTGCATGAATGCCCTGGAAGAAGCCGGGTACGAGGTCCGGTAGAAAGGGGGTCTATGATGAGCATGGAATTAGCAAGGCGTTATGAGGAAGACCTGAAGCGGGTAATAAAAATGTACAGGGGAAGAATAGGCGAAGCAAGGGAAAAGTCGAAAACCATTAAGAAGTTCTGTTCAAAGATCGATCAAGGGTTTTTGAAACTCGGCATGATGCCTTCGGTCGATATTGATGCTCGTGGGTACGTCAATATTTCTTGCAAAGATACGGCTGAGGCAAGAAGGGTTGCCGCAATGGTTGTAAGAAGGACCTGCGTCCGAAAGCTTAAGAAGTCCATGAAGACATGGGTTGAGCCTGGCAAGTCTGAGCCGGAATGGGTATGGACAGGGGAAAACGGCGGTGAGTTTTCGGTAACTATCGGGCCAGCTACGCCAAACTCCAATTGCAAGCCGACTATCCAAACGACACGCCGAGATGAAAGTAGTTGGGTTTGCGAGATGTAAGCACGGGAACGGGAAAGGGGGTGAAAGGGATGGTAGTAGTCAGATGGAAAGAAAGAAAGGAGCCATGTGATTATGAGTCTGGTTATGGGTATGGGCCACGGTTTCATAACAGGTTCAGCGATGCCGTTGTAGTAGAGGACGACGGCCACGTCTTTGTTCTTGAGAAGCGGTGCAGGGACAAGGCGGTGGCGAGCGATGTGGTAATGCATATCCAATCGTGGGGGGAAGAGTTTGGCATTAAGATTGAGCGAAGAGCGAAAAGCAGAAAGGAGAAAGCCAATGACAGTTAAGGTTTACCCGAGGTTTGCACTGATCACGAACGAGGAGATTGAGCCGATCGATGTTTGTGGTAACTGCGAGAAGGAATGGAAGCGTGGAATGCTCTGTGAAGTGAAGGATTATTTTCAACGGGTTGAGCCAGGGGGGGTTGTCCCGTCAGGAGAGTGCCCCGAGTGCGGAGCGCTCTGCTATCCGAAGGAAGTAGTTGGCCGACCGATAAAAGAATGGATGCAAGAGTCAGCGTGGATTTACCCAAAGGAAGACAAGGGGTTTCTCGAACTGCTGACGAAAAACCTGAGAGCTCATTTTGGGGAAGAGTGTAAAGTGTGGCAGAACCGCAATGTGGGCAACGCTGAGTATCCACAGCTTCTGTGTTCCGCTGACCTGAAAGGGTATGGTGGCGACACGGTTCATCTTTGGAGAGATGGGCAAAGTTTTTGGCCGATGGTTGGTGATTACAGTTTGGACGATATGGAGATGGTCGAGCTGATCTTGAGGAGGTCGATCAAGGAATATACAGGACGTTAAGGAGGGCGGGACATGAAAGGAGACAGCGAATTTTTAAACAGAATGGAAATTGAAATCGTGAGGGAACGGGCCGGATGGGAGGCTTTCCGGTTTGGTATGCTGATAGCCCATTCTTTTAGGACAAGGGAAAGATTAATCGATTGGCTGAAGGAGTATTTTTCTTAATACAAAATCGGTCAGACGGGAAGAAAGGGGGTGAGAAAAATATGTATGTTTATATCGAACCTGAAAAGGGCCTGTTTACGGTGGGATTTTATTCTCCTAATGGTAAATGGCATCCCGACAGCGACCATGATTCCGCTGAAGGGGCGGCAGAACGAGTTCATTATCTCAATGGTGGGCATTCTGAGGAGAATCCGTCCTGTCGGCCACGCCTGAAGAAAGGAAGGGATGGGGGGCAAGAGACGTAAGTCATTAATATTACTTGACATTTCATTTTGTCCGTGATAGTTTTATTTTAACAATGAACAGAAAGGGGGAATAAAAGACAGTGAAACAGGATGCCTTCAAAGGGTTTGAGCCTGAGCCGAAACCAGAGAAGAATGGAAAGAAGGAAAAGGTGGTGCAGGAATGGGACGTTCCGTCATGGACAGACCCTATGACGAGGTACAAGGTCCGAAGAGAGGGGTCGCGGTGGACATGCACCTGCTACTTTTTTACCGAAAGAATCATGAAATCTGATAAGCCAAAGAGGGATTGCAAACACATTTCTCAAAAGAAACAGGAGCTTGGATTGATCAAGGAAGACTTGTCCGGGTATAAGTCCGCAATCCAAAAGGCATTGAGAAGGGGTAACCTTCCCCTTTTAAAACTCTCATTTTCAAAATTGTGGGAAACTGAGCCGAAGTGGATATTATGGCGCCTTCCTATCTTGGCCGCCGAAGAATCATTTTTATACACCGGCATAGCTGGTCAGCTTTCATGGCCAGAGCCGAGTCGAGAGGACTTATGGCGCCTATTATGCAACGTGGCGACTCACCCCAAAAATAAGGAAGCTGAGGGGCTAAATATCCTCGCTGATAAATGCGAGAAGCTCAAAGAAAATCCAAAGAAGTTGATTAAAGATCCCGAAAGGATGGCTATTTTCAACGGGTGGATGGCGATCCGAAAGAAGTTGGATCTGATCGAAACTGACCCGGAGACTTTTTGGGGATTGTTCCAATACGGGGATAACGAGTTTGCCGGGGAGATCGTTAGGACTGCGAGGAGAAGGTCAAAGTTCGGGGGAATGTCGGGGGACAAGACGTTGCTATTCGTGGCGGCGTATCTGGCATGTGTCACGAAAGTAGAGCCGATAGAGCTTGAAGAGGTCCCCAAAGAGGAAGAGGTAGAAGCAGCGGAAGAGATTCCTTCTTATTGCTGGGATATGCACACCTCAATTGGTAAGATTGCTCATTATCAAATTAGAAAGATGTTTCAAGATGAGAGCATGGGCGAGTATGTGAGTATGGAATTATGGTTCAATTTAGGCTCAGCGTGGTGCGATAGCATGGTCGAGGACTCTTTCTGGTGGAATTTGTGTCTTGAAGCATGGGCGAAACGAAGGGGGAAGACGCTCAATGAATGCAGAGAGGATTTTAAACGGTGGTGGCCTAAAATTCGGGAACGGGTGGAGAAAATGCTGGTTGCCCGTAGGCGGAACTGCAAACTTTCCACTCCTCAGTGACAAATGAGCCCGTTTTCAACGCTCTACTGGGGCGTAAACAAGAGATGGGCCTTTTTTAATATCCCAATACTACCCAATTGCGTAATGAATGCCCCCATCCGTCCATCCCTGAACACGTTGGATGGCGTTATTTGGCGAGAATGTTTTCGCCGAAGGGTCTTACACCCATGAAGGTCCCTTTGCGTTTTGCTTTTTCTGTCAGGACGTATTGTCTTGCGGAAATGAGATCAACGAAAAACTTCCCTGATTTAAGAGAGTTACATTCATAGCATGAGGCAAATATATTATATTCCCTACTATCTTGGGAGTAGTTCCATGGGATGAAGTGGTCAAAAACGATGGAATTTTTAATGCCCTTAAAACGCAAATTTAGGGGTAGGCCGCAATAAATGCATTTAAAGCCTTGTTCTTTAAGAATTTTATTTTTTGTTTTTAATGAGATGGGCGCTCTTTGGTAAAAGGTTTCTGTCTCTCTTTTAATTTTTTCCCTTTCGGGTTTGGATGAGTATGGATGGCCACAACAGGCGAATTCACCATTAATTACAAAGGCTTGCGTCTTACATGACGGGCAAATATCTCGATATAGAGCCACTGTCCCGTAGAGAGTTTTTTCAATCGTTCTTTTCTTAGGGCTTTGCATATGAGTGGCGGGTTAAGCTCGACTTATTATTACACAATTGCGTAAGTTGTCAAGATGTTTTTTGGAGTCGGTTGCAATCAATTGCACGCCAGGAGGATGAGGACATGAAGCTGACAAATGAACAGATGCTGACCGCAATTATCAAAACAAATCGGAGACTGCCCTACAAAGTCTTCACAAGATTGCGCCATGAAAAGATACTGAACAGGGCTACATTGCGGATTGGCGACCGCTCCCATGCCGCCCTGTTCCTGCGGGAGAAAAATCTGACAGGCGGTTGTTATGTCGTGCCGTGTGATTATTGCGGGGTGATGAGACGGTTCGACGTAGCAATCGGCTTCATCGGGGCGAACGGACGTAAGCAGACAAGATTTGTTGCGATGCAAATTTTAGAAGCGTTGCGGTCATTTGGGTTAGCTGCCGAATGGGAAGGCAGCCTCAGGAAAAAGATTCTTGTCGATATGAGTTCCCCGATCTGGGAACGGAAGGCTGCATGAGAGGTGAGCGACATGCCGATTAGCACTTTTTTCATTCAAAAGAATTGTGATAGGTGCGGTAAGTTCCTCAATAGCGGAAGGGCAATGTCCTTTTTTACGAAGCAGACGCTTTGCGTAGAGTGTTCTGCTGAGGAAGACGAGATACGCCGAAAGATCTGTGAGCGAGATGGAAACCCGAATGCGGACCTCAAGTACGAGGGCTGCGGTGTGGTTCCGAAGGTGGGGGACAATGGATGATCAAAACTGGGGATTGATAGTGATCTGCCTTTTGCTTCTGTGGGTCTGGGGATCGGCTTTTTATAGGCTTTTATTTATCATTTTAGAGTTAAAGTTCCCCACCACAGAGCTGGGGGGCATTATTGGTAATTTTCCATAAAGGTTGCAATTGATTGCAACCAAGGAGGGTGGGCAAATGAAGCTTACAAATAATCAGATAAGGATAGGAGATACAGTAAGGGTTCTTTCGGTTAAGCCGGTTGCACCCATCTGGCATGGCAAGGAAGGAGTTGTTTTGGGGGTGTGGGGAGAAATGAAACCTTTTCATTGGGAGATAGAGATTAAAACATCTGATAAGAAATTTAATCTACTTTTCCGTGGGGACGAAATCGAACGAATAGGGGAGAGATGAAAGTAAATCTTTACAGAGAGAAGCCGGTCGCGGTTGTTGAGGGTGGGTCTGGTTTTTGCCCAAAGAAAAAGGGAGGCCGCAGGTATCAGGCTGAAGTCCTGCAGGAGATGTGCCTGAAGTGCAGGGTTAAGCGGAAGCATTGTCCTGAGAAAATAAAGGGGGTGGAATAGGCGGTGAAAGTTTTTCTTGAAAGTGAGCCATTTGGCTATGAGGATTTTGAAGCCGACAGCATTGATGAGGCGATGGAGATGCTGAAGGGTCTTTTGAACAGTGTTCTCTCCCAGAAGGACGGTATCGAAAGAAAGATTGGCATGGTAGTTAAGCCGAGGAAAAGGAAAGGGGGTAAGAGATGACGTTCAGCGAAGTCTTAAAGGATTGGGAAGAGTTGTCTTTAGCTGGTCGGTTCTCATTCCTAATGAGGAGTCTATTTGAGCGACATGAATATCAAGAGGATGATGTTTTTGTAAACGCACTTAACCGCTTTGCAAATGCCAAGTTCGAAGATCTTTCGTGGGAGCTGCAGGATGAGTTTCGGGAGTACGTCGAGACTGACTTTTATCGAAAACATTTTAAGCCGAAAGGGGGTGAGAAAAGTGAACAAAAATCCGTTGGCTGACCATCCATTAATGGAGTGTGGTTGTGTTGCCCAGGGGTATGATGGTAAGGGCAATCCAGTTTGCGTTGTCCATATCGGTCTGCACCCGGGCGCAGCAGTCATTGCGAAGGAGAAGCCTTCATTGGAAGGAAGAAGGTCTGTGTGTGTCTATTGTGGAAGGGATGACGATTCCGATTGGGGGTTACCGTTTTTTGAATACCATCCCGAAAGAAAGACCGATTCGCATTATAATGGATGTCGCGGGTGGTCTTAAAAAAAGATTAACCGAAGGGGAGGTGAGAAGCATGGGTAAAGTGTATGCAGGGGGTAGGCTTATCCCAGGGCAAAGGACGCTATCTGAAACATTGATAACCGTTGATGGGAAGCCACTGAAGCATATCGTCAGGCATTCGCCAACGGGAATGAATTTTGGTTATGGTGGTTCTGGCCCCGCTGATCTGGCTTTATCAATCCTGGAAGATGTATTTAGGGGCAGAGTAGAGTTAGCTGACTTGTTCTATATGGAGTTCAAGTGGGAGTTTGTTGCCGCGTGGGGTAATAGCTGGTCCATTACAGAAGAGGAGATTAACGGGTGGTTACAGCAAACGGCTGGCAACGGGATCGAAGAACTAATCAGGAGGTTTGATGCCCTGGATGGAGAGCAACGTCTTAAAGTGAAGTTCTCAAGGGAGTTGTGAAAAGTTGATAGCTAAGGCGATGAGGGTGAAAAACATTTTGACTGCTCCGGTGGAGATATATCCGAAGAGCAAGAAAGGAGATGGGTAGAGATGGCACACGAAGTGGAAAGTATGGCCTGGCACGGGGATCGTCCGTGGCATGGATTGGGAACGGAAGTTCTTAATTGTATGACGAGCGCGGAGGCGATCGTTGCCGCAGGGCTGGATTGGGAAGTGGAGAAGAAGGAGATTTTCACAAAGGACGGGATGACGGTAGACGAAGGCGGGGTTTCGGTTCCATCTGAAAAGATGGTGGTGGTCCCCGGTTATTACGCCGTGGTCCGAAAGACGGATGCCCGTCCGCTTGGGGTTGTTGGTGAGAGGTATACGCCTCTGCAAAACAAGGACGCGTTCGCCTTTTTCGATGAGGTGGTGGGAACGTACGACGCCATCTATGAGACCGCTGGATCGCTGAGACACGGGAAGGTCATTTGGATTATGAGTAAGCTGCCGGGCCATGTGGGGTGGAGCGAAGATCCGATTGAAGAGTGGCTTGTATTATCAAACGCCCACGATGGAAGCCGTCAGCTTGTCTTGATGGCAACCCCGGTGAGAGTCGTTTGTGCCAATACATTGAACGTGGCCATCCAAAGCGCAAGGGTGAATTTCGATGTTCGTCATACGTCTGGAATAATGGATAGGGTTCTCGACGCTCGAGAAGCATTGGGTATGGCAACCGATTATTTTAGGGAGATGGATGCTGTGGTGAAGACTTTAAAGGAATACCGAATGAGCGAACAGGAGATTAAGTCCTATGTCCACAATCTATTTCCATTAAAGGTAAAGGCCGATGAGTCACTGTCTGGGTTTGAGGATACGATCAACGTCGAGATTGGCCCCCGCGTAAAGAAGTATATCGAGAAGGTCTTTGAGCTTGCGCAGACGGGGAGGGGAACGGAGGTCCCTGGTGTGAAGGGAAGCGCATGGGGAACATGGAACGCTGCTGTTGAGTTTGCGGATCACTGGCAGCCTGTAAAGGGAAAGAACGACACCATGTTGTCCAGAAAGCTTGATTCGATCTGGTTCGGCGGGGCCGCTAAATTCAAGCAGAAAGCTTTTGACCAAATCTGCGATACTGTCCAGTTATAACTTTAACCAGCAAAACGCCAAGTTTTAAACGCCGTATTTTGCGTGTATCCGGGGAATGGTGCATGGGCAATACATTCCTATTCCCCTATTTTGAAAGGAGGTGTGAGATGGGATATTACTCTACGATGTCAAGATGTGGTGTGGTTAAGACTGAGATGACCAAAGACGAATTTATGGAAAAGTGGAACCAGGCAGTTGAGGCCACAAAGGGAACGGATGATGAGGGATACCTTGATTTTTATCAATGGATTGTCGGCGACGAAAAAGATGGGTTTAGATGGATGTCCATTGGGATGGACGAGTGGTATGCAAAGCACTATGCCGATGATGCCCTCGCGGAATTTATCTCCTCTGTCATTGCTGATGGCGGATTCTGCCTACTTGAGTTTCAGGGAGAAGATGGGCTGTGGTGGGGATACTATATCACCAAGCAATCGGTGAAAGAGATTGAATACGTGAGGAGGGTTGATGGAGTAGTGTTAGATGTGTAGTAAACGGAAGGAGAGGAATAATTATGACCGGAAAGTTTAGATGGTATTTCCATTTGCGTGGTCAGGTGTACGCTTATGGACCCGTTGGTCCGATGACGAGGGAAGAACTACTGGAATATTTAAGAGAGTATTGGGGTAACGGTAAGCGGGTCCCCTATGGAACACAGGTCTGGAGGGCAACATGAAGGAAAAGTTGGAAACGAAATGTCGGGGGAGATATTGCATGAGGTCAAAGGTTAAGAAGGAGAATGGGAAAGGTAGCTTTAAAGGTTATGTCCTGTGGATTTGTTCTCATTGTGGGCAAATAACGTTGATGATGGAAGAAGGTAAGAAGAAGGGAAGGGGGGACGAAGGATGAAAAGTGTCAAATGTTATCATTGCGAGAAATATTTTCCAGTTGAGTTGGCAGTCTATTTCCCATTTGGCAGTAGTGACGATCCGTTTAGACCATTGTGTCCGAGTTGTTCCGCCCTTGCTGAGGGAGAGCCTTATGAACAGTAGAAAGGGGGTGATGTGTGATGGCATGGAAGAAGGTCCAGTTTAGAGGCATGGATTGCATTGTGTTTGAGGGCAGGCCCGGAAGCGAGAAATATCCAAGAGAGGATTACTTCTATTATGCGATGAGGCATGGCGAGAACGATTGGGCTTGTCCGATAACGATCGAGAAATTTGTATGTGCAAATTATTGGGGTTTGATAGGCGCTCCGAAACCGCTATCTTTTTCAAATGAGGGATGTTTGGAGTTGACAAGAAGAGAAGCTGAAAGATTTGCAGAAAGGGGGTGAGGTTGATGGCAAGACCGAAGGAATGGGTAACGCCAAATCGCATGAAGTTTGAGTCCGAAAACAAGACGTTCAACCGCCAGGTGGATTGTATCAGTAGCGGGAATGTGATTGGGGACGTACAGCTATCAGGATGTGTCAGGCCGAGGAATGAAATTGAATGTAATGGGTTCACGTATGAGAAGGGTCACCTGCAGGAGTACGACCTTGGTTGGCTTTTGGGAAAATTTCCAAACTACGTAAAGGAATTTATCAGGAAGCTTGAGTATGCTGAAGACCATTCCGTGATTGCCTATGAGTTTAGGCATTGGAATGGAAAAAAGAAGATCGTTAATGGCTACGTGGTGACAACCGGCGGGGATGATGGTCATAAGGTCTTGGGAAGGTGGTATGGGGAGCATTGGAAGTCGAGAAGCGTCATCGACGAAGCAATCACGTATATCACCGATTAAGTTTGCCTTGAATTTACGCATAAGCGTGAGAGGGGGTAATTATGAGTGGATGCAGAGGAAATGCAGCGTGCACAAAGTGCGGAGCGACGATGGAGACGTATGTGGATTGGAAACCACACGACATTGTTGAGGGTGAATGCCTTGAGTGCGGGTTTTCTTTTTATACAGTTGAAAGGCAGATGGACCTGGAAGAAGTGAACGAGAGAAGGGCTTGTTATGATCTTGAGCCGATTGGAAAACTGAGGGACCAGACACAAGAGGGGTGAGAGGATGGTGACAATCGACAATAACAGCGTAACTGCATACGTGAAAAGCATCGTAATAGATAGAGAGAGCCGTGGTAATCCGATTTACTGGATGACAGCGGTTGGAACGAAGGTTGCCCTGCAAGCCATCTTCAGCACCTTGGTCTGTAAGCGTTCCGTTACAGTGAGGTTTGGGCCAAAAGAAGCGGAGATGGTTAGGGATATGCGGGAATGGTATGTGACCGTGCCAAACGAAGGGAAGATGCACGCTATCTACAAGAAACTGCAATCGGGGCTATGCGCAATGGTTATGTATAGCAGTTTGGCGAAGGCTGACAGCGAAGATAATTCGTTTGGGTCTGCTGTTGTGCTGTGTAGGGAAGGTGAGAACGAGACGGAAGTGTTTTTTCATTTCTTGAATAGTCGGATAAGGGTTCCGATGCATGAGAGTTGGAAGGAATGGGTGTGGTTAGTGTCCGATAAGACTGGGAGCCACATGAAGACGTTGCTTGGGTTTGGGATGAAGGGATTCCTCGTATATTTGCCAGGGGTCGAGCAGTTAATCGAAAGAAAGGTTGGAAATGCAATTAAGAAAGGGATTCTGAAGGTTGAAAGGGGGTGATGAGATGGATAGGTTCATCGTTAGCGTGCGAGAGGTTCATGTCCAGGGGTATCAAGTTGAAGCGAAGGACGCAGGGGACGCTATCTCGAAGGTCATAAATGGAGAGGGAGATTTGATGGAAAGCTACTTTGAATATTCTCACACGCTGGATCCCGAGACGTGGACAGTGGAGAAAGGAGAACGAAGATGAAGCTGATAAATAAGGAGATTGAGGGGAAGTTTAAAAAGATAGGACGTCAAGAGGATGTCAAAGACCCGATTGTGGTGTGCAAATTTTTCAATCCGTCTGGTGGCGGGACATGGTGGTCAACCGAGATGTACTACGTGATTAGGAGAAAGGGTGCCAGCGGAGAGGAAGAAATTATTGAGGTTGAGGCATCTAAGATGAACGGGGAGATCGGCGGACAGGTCGTGGACATGAATTTCTACGGTTACGTTTCCATCTTTGGCGACGAATGTGACGAGTGGGGGTATTTTTCATTATCCGAGCTTCAGAGCGTGAAAGGCCCCTTCGGGTTGGGGATTGAACGCGACCTGAATTTTGAGCCGAAGCCAATTTCAAAAGCATGCCCAAAGGCTTTGTCGTAGCCTCATTAAAAGAGAGGAGAATAAAAATGGAAGAATTGTTGGAGAGATTTAAAATCGATAAGTATAGCAATAGGAACTTTGCCCTTTATGATGGTGAGGACCTTGTTTGCGTGACGGCCTACCGAAAGGGAGCCGAAGAAGTAAGGCGACGAATGATAGGATATGAATTGCTACTAACGCAAGCAGAAGGAACGCTGAAACCGGTAGAGAGAGGGTGAGATGGCACGCCTAGAATCGAAACAGAAACTCGGTTATTTTCCAACGCCCTCAATAGTAGTTGAACTGATAAAGCCCTTTCTTGTTAGAGGCGTGGGTGGGAAGGTTAGGATTTATGACCCGTGCTGTGGTCCAGGGGAAGCGGTTTACCAGCTTGCAAACCATTTGCAAGCGGAGAGCTTCGGGGTTGAGCTGGATAAGAACAGGGCTGAGCAGGCGAAGGCGAGGCTCAGCAAGGTAATCCAGGGAGACGGCCTAAGAGTAAGCATTAGAGGTGGGTCCATATCCTGCCTGTTCTTAAATCCCCCGTACGATTTTGACGAGGGCGGGCGCCTTGAGAACAAGTTCATTGCCCATAACGCCCCGTCGCTACAGGCGGGTGGCATCCTTGTCCTGGTTATTTCCATTAGAAGTTTGAACAGAGCCATGGTGAGATATTTAGCATCGTGGTTTACTGACGTTGCGGTCAGAAAGTTTCCGGAGAGGGAATATGAAGCGTTTAAACAGATTGTGGTTTTTGGGAAGAAGAAAGGCGCAGGAGTGGTGGATGGCGATACTGAACGCATGCTCGAGGAAAGCAGGTCAGGGAACGTGCCTGAGTTATCGGATGAGGCTCTTTTATATACAGTTCCGTCTGCAAGCCTACCTGACAGGTATTTCCATTTCAGAAACCTTGAGGTTAGTCCCGAAGAGATGGTTCAGGAAGTAGAGGAAGATGGATTCGATAAGGAGATATTCGAATTGATCGCCAAGAGGAATGGCAACATGAGGATTCGGCCCGCCGCACCGTTAAGAAAAGGGCATTTGGCGATTCTTGTAGCATCGGGGATGACAGATGGGTTGATCGAGAAGAATGGTAAACGCCTTCTGATTAAAGGAACGGTAAGGAAGGAGAAGAGGAAGTCGGTGGAGAGTGATGAGACAACCGAAACGATAACGGAGACGGATGTGTTGAAAATAGAAATCGTAGGCCTCGACCTAAAGAGTGGAGAGTTATTCTCAATCCAGTAGGGGATGATGCGGAGGGAAAAGAATGAATCCTAAACGTTTGATAGCTTCTATGTGCGTCATGTTCGGATTGTTTCTTTTGGCTTTGATCTCCGTGCCGGCAGAAGGTGAATTGACAACTGCCCATCAGAGGGCCGGCAGTTTGGGGGCCATGTTTTTTGGATTAGTTATAGGTTTGCTGGGGTGGGCTTATCTCTTTGTTGAGATAGTGAATCTGGAAAGGTTGGAAAAGAAGGACAAGAAAGGTGAAGAAGTCAATCAAAAAGGAGGGAACGATGAAGTGTCCAAAATGCGGAGTTGAAATAGACCATCTGAGGCTGTTTTCCATGATTGAGCAAAGAGCGAGATTTGAGCTTGATGGAGCCGGAGACGCTCAGGTCCTTGTTGAAGGGGATGTCCCGGATTACGATGATGATGACTTTGAATGTCCTGAGTGTAACGAAGTTTTGTTCCACGATCGGGACGGAGCGGAACAATTCTTGAAGGGAGAGGAATAGGTAAACTACCCCACAGTAGAACTGTGGGGCATTGCAGTTCCAAGAGAAAGAGACTTGACAGATTCAGAGTGGACTGCGATTCGCCGGTTTATGGCAGCGATTGAAGCGATATTGATGGCGCCATTGAGGTCGACATGGCAAGAAAAACCACAACATTGGCAGACAAACTCGGATTGAGACTTTCGGTTGCCACGGGAAATATGACCACATTCAGAACACATCTTGGAGGTGTTTCTCGGATTAACGAAAGCCACAGGGACTCCTGCCAGTTGTGCCTTGTAATCTATAAACTTTCTAAGTTCATCAAAACTCCATTTACCAAATTGTTCTCTTTGCGATTTCCGAACCGAGACCTTAAACCCTTTCAGGTTTTCAAGGGCAATACCCTTGTTGGTGTCTTTGGCAATTTGAACAATCTTTTTCGCAATGGTGTGGTTGGTGTGCTTCTTAAACCGTCTCTCCTTCCCAGAAAGTTTCTTAAGATGTCTCTTCGCAGATTTGGAGCCTCTTTTCTGCAAGGCTTTTTTGATCTTGGTCATTTTCTTGCGGACAGTATCAACCATTTCTCCCGAAAAAAATTCCCCATCAGAAGTGGTTGCAAGATTCACGATTCCAAAATCAACCCCGATAAATTCCTCAATTTCTTTGATATCTTCTTCGGGGACCTCCACAGTCTGAAAAAGATAGAACTTCCCTTTTTCATGAACGAGATCGGCTTCTCCCTTAATGTAAGGAAAATATTTGGAGTTATGGCAAACGAAAGGGACCTTCAGTCTTCCATCAACCGACCAGATCGAGACAGAGTTCTCTTTGTAGGAAAGAATACGGATGTCATAAGTAATTGCTCCCAATGGCTTAAAAATTCGCTTCGCTTTCTTGTCCCGTTTATAAGCATCCACGACCTTGGAAATACACCGAACAACCATTTGAGCGGAAAGATTCAAAGAATCCTTAATTTGTCGGTAAACAAGATGGTGAAGTCTGAATTGATTGAATTCTCTTTTCTCCCATGCAACCCCAGAAATCTTATTGCAGGCAAGATTGGAAGCCTTCAGGGTAGCCAAAAGAGAGAGTATCTGTTCTTTGGTCGGGAGAAGTTTGATTTGAAGAGTCAACTTCATAGTTTAAGTATAACTCAAATGTTTGAGATTGTCAAGAATCTATTTGGAAGGAGAGCACGGGCATTCCTCCCCACTGCAAGCAGATGGGGTATCCTGCCCGAAATTTTATGAAGATTGTTTTGACATTCGACGAGATGGATGCTTCCGCAGAGGAGCTTCTCATTGATTGGATTACCGAAAAGGTATCCGACAAATCTGCGGAGAATGTGTCGCCGTTACGATATGTGAAGAACGTGGATGTTGTAAGGGAAAGGGGGAAGAGTGGTGATGTTTGATGAAATAGCTGACATCGAAACCAAAGATTTTAGGATATGGGTTGGTAAGGATAGACGCTTTTCAAATGGTGATTATCCGTATTTGGCTGATGGATTATTAAAGGCCGAGGGCGGAGTTCGGCATTTGGTGATGCGTTACAGAAGATATGATCTAGCGCAGGTAATGAAAGATTTGAATGAGGGACATTTCTCTCCGAGGCCCTATGTATTGGGGCAGGCTTGCGATGGTAGTATAGACGACTGTGTCCATGCGCTTTTCTTTAATTTCTGTTCAAAGAGAGGGATTGATCCAGTTGCCACGTATAAGATGGCATACCCGGAAGAGGATCCCCCAGATTACAGTGAAGTCCTAAAGTCGGCAGAATGGGAAGGCGTGAAATATCCAAAAAGATGGGACAAGAAAGCATTTGCGGGGCTTATCGAATCGCTTACAGAAATCAATAACCATAGTCTCGTGGATGTTTTGTTGGATATTGTCAAAAGTTTTATGAAAATTAGTGAATGAGATATGAAACCAGGGCACGATGAGTGACCAGGGAGAACGGCAAGAGGGTAGTCAGCAAGAGTTATCCACAGTGTGCTACAAGGGCTCCGAG